GCGGCTCCTTTCAAGTTTGGGCTAGGCATATTGGGTGTAAGGGTGTTACAGTTTATTCAGTAAGGAAAACCAACCAAGGAGGACACCGTGGCACTCACCATCAAGACTCAGGAAGCGCTCACCGAAGCAGGCTTCGCACCCACCGCAGGCGCCGACTTCGCCCCCACGGGCAACTTCGTCCTCGACTACACGGACAAGAAGGGCGCCCAGCGCCGCACGGAGGTTGCCGCGTCGGAGGGCCTGAACATCTACCAAGCAGACCGCCACGTCACCGTCCGCTACTTCGAGAACGACACCCTGCTGGACCAGACCACCATGCAGATCACGGACGTCCTGTTCCTCCAGCTCGCGGCAGCAGCAGCCAGCAACACCGGCAAGTAATCAACCAACCATCGACGAAAGGACCTGTCATGGCCACGTTCAAGGTCGTCGGAGAGAACACGCTCACCGGCAACACATGGGACTGCGAAAACGGCATCGTCTCGCGCAAGGAGGCCAACGCAACCCGCGACGGCTACAAGACGCTCGAATCCGATTACAAGATCGACTACCGGGTTGAGGAGGAGGCGTAATGGCACGGATCTACATCGGGTCCCTGCTGGAAGTCGTCAACCGCGAGGTCGTCAGCTACCGGCCCTGCGCCTGCCGTCAGTGCGCGTTCAAGCTGTCCCCGACGCACTGGATCGCGGAGCTGGATGACGCCCCGTTCGGGGTGGTGAAGATCGAGCACGCCCGGCCGGAGTCGTTCGCCCCGCCAATCGGGGAGTAGGCCCGGGCTTGTTTTGGTTGGTGTAATGGTGTTACACTCATATCACCAACCAAAACAGGAAGAAGGAAACACCATGGATCGCTTCGTAACTCCCGCAGAAGCCCTGTTCGCCATCTACCGCTCGGACGCCGAGTACGACGGCATCACGGTCTACGAAGTTCCCACCGGCGGCCAGCCCAGCGACTGGGGAACGCTCTACACGATCCGTTCCGCGGACCACCGCTGCGAGGACCAGATTCACTTCGGCTTCAACGAGGAGGGCCTGCCGGTCATCACCCGCGTCGAAATGGACTAGCAGCCCACCGGGCGGGGGTCGCGGCCCCCGCCCCACCGATCAAGAACCCATCAACCACCCGTCAAGCAACAGACCCAGAAGGAGCCCCACCATGTCCCACGAACTCGAAACCTACGGCGAGCTGGCATCATTCGTATCCGCCCGCGAACCCGCTTGGCACAAGCTGGGCACCGTCCTCGACTCCACGTTCGACGCAGCCACGGCCCTCAAGACGGCCCACCTCGCGGGCTGGAACGTTCGCAAGTCCCCGCTCACCACCGTCGATGATGACGGCAACGTCCTGCAGGTCCCGGGCAAGTTCGCCAACATCAGGACGAACCCGTTCGACGGCAGCACGGACGTCCTCGGCACCTCCGGCAGCAAGTACACGCCCATCCAGAACGAGGATCACGTGGACCTGCTGGACACCCTCGTGGATGAGTCCGGCGCCCACCTTGAGACGGCAGGTTCGCTCCGCGGCGGCCGCGAGGTGTTCGTGACCATGGCCATGCCGGACTCCATGTGGATCGGCGGCGTGGACGAGGTCAAGACCTACATCAGCGCTCTCAACTCCCACGATGGGGAGTCCTCCTTCAAGTTCGTCGTCGGCCCCGTCCGGGTCGTCTGCGCCAACACGCAGGCCGCAGCCATCGCGCAGGCGAAGTCCATGTTCTCCGTCCGTCACACGGCGAACCACAAGCAGTCCATCGCCACGGCCCGCGACGCTCTGGGCCTCACGTTCAAGTACATCGACGGGTTCCAGCAGGAGGCCGAGAAGATGATTCAGGAGTCGCTGACCGAGGCCGCGTTCTACGACATCGTCAAGGACCTCATGGGCGACCCGGACAAGCAGAAGGGTGCAGCCAAGACCACCCTCGTTCGCAAGCAGGACGACCTCATGGAACTGTTCACCAGCTCCCCGACGGCTACCCAGATCAAGGGCACCCGCTGGGCCGGATACCAAGCCGTCACGGAGTGGGTCGACTTCTTCTCGCCCGTCCGCGGCGCGAAGGGCGACGTGCAGGAGGCCCGGGCGGTTCGCGCTATCGGCGAGTCCGGCCTGAACCTCAAGACCAAGGCGTTCCAGCTCCTGTCCGTCTAACCACCCACCACCACGGGGTCGGGGCCGCAAGGTCCCGGCCCCACCCATTCCCCGAAAGGAGGCCCACCGTGGCCAATCTCGACAAGCAGCTCGACAAGATCGCGAAGCTGCTCCGCAAGGCAGAATCCACGCCCTACCCTGCAGAGGCCGAAGCCCTGCGTGAACACGCCGAGCGGCTGATGATCCGCTACGGGATCGACAAGGCAGCCGTTGACATGGAGCGCGGGCGGCAGGGGCAGACCCGGGAGCCCATCACCCAGAAGCACATGGTCGTCAGCGGCTCATACCAGATCAACCAGCTCAACGGACTCACGGCCACGCTGACGGAGTCCCGGCTGGTCACCTGCCTGCAGACCACCCACTCAGCGGACGGTTACCGGGTGCTGTACGTCGTGGGCGCGGAGTCGGACGTGGACCAGATGCTGCGCCTCGCTGAGTCCCTGCTCATCCAGCAGGACCACGCACTGAGGACGTGGTGGGCCGTCGCCGGGAAGGACAAGGGCTGGATGACGGAGACGGAGCGGCTGAACGAGCGGAAGGAGTTCGTGCTGGGCTTCTACGCCGGTGCGGCCCTGCGGCTGCGGGAGATTGTGGGTGAGGAGGTATCCGCGACGGGCTCCGGTGAGCTGGTCCTCGTTGACCGCAAGAGCCGCGCCGATGACTGGATCGCGCAGAAGTACCCGAAGATCAAGGCTGCCCGGGAACAGAAGATCGCCCGCGGCACCGCGGAAGCGACACGTGCGGGCGTCGTCGAGGGGAAGAAGGCCGACGTGAACGGAAAGAAGGTGGAGGCCCGGAAGGCGGCCGCGGCGCTGTCCGCGGCGGTGTCGTGAACGGCTTGGTCGCCGCTGGGGGACGGCGATACCATGGTGTAATGGCTAAACCTAAGTTGCTCGGATACGAACAAGTCGCTGAACGCATCGGCGTCGATATTCGCGCGGTCAGGACGTACCTTGCCAAGGCCCGGCAGCACCGGGCCGAGGGGAACCCGCGTCCGGGTGACATGCCTGAGCCGGACCTCGTGATCGGGCTGTCCCCGGCGTGGTTCGAGTCGACGATTGCCCGGTGGGAGAAGAAACGCCCCGGGCGCGGTCGCCGAACGGTCAAGAAGAAGTGAGCCATTCGCCCGCTGCGGCCCCCAGCAGCCCCTAACGCCCCCTCTCCGGTATTCCGGGAGGGGGCGTTCTGTTTTGGGGGCTTAGAGGGGCGCCTGCGGGTTCAGGCGTTGATGGCGTAGCTGACCATCCCGTCAGGGCTGTTGGCCGTGACGTAGATGAGAGCGTTCCCGGACGGGGTGATGCCGAGGACGCGGAGGAGTTCCCGGGCCGCGAGCTGCGACCGGCTGGGCTCCTCGACGGGGCTGTCAGACGTTGCCACCGGACCCTCCTAGCTGTGCTTGTGGTGGATGGCGATGAGCTGGGTGACCTCCGGGTGCCAGTCGTCCCACTGGCCGCCGGTCGCGACGGTCGTGGTGGCCGCGCCGGGCTGGTTCACGCCGCGGACGGTCATGCACCCATGCTCGGCGGTGAGGATGACCGCGCAGCCGACGGGGTCCAGCTTGTCCATCAGCGCGTCGATGATCTGCGACCCGATCCGCTCCTGCACCTGCAGCCGCTTCGCGTACCCTTCCAGCAGCCGGGACAGCTTGGACAAGCCCACGACGGACGCGCCGTTCCGTGCCCGGTAGGCGATGGTCGCGGTGCCGGTGATGGGCAGCAGGTGGTGGGCGCAGGTGGACGCGAACCGGATGCCGTGCACGGCCACGAGGCCGGGTCGCTCCGGGGCGCTGAACTGCTTCTCAAGGTGCAGGGCAGGGTCCTCGTCGTAGCCCGCGAGCTGGGCACGCCACGACTTCGCGACCCGCTTCGGGGTGTCTGCCGTGTGGTCGCCCTCGTCGACCCGAAGGGCCTGCAGGAGCAGCTTCACAGCCTCCTCCACGGGGTCACGGAGGAACAGGACGTCGGCGTTCACGTCCGCGATGTCGGTAACAGTGTTGGGCATTAGTGTCCCCTTGCGTCGGTCCACGCCAGCACATGAAGCCGGTGGGAGCAGTTGATTCGGTGGTCGGTTGCCGCGGTGGCAATCTCCGGGAAGCGGCCGTTCAGGACCTCGCTCGTCGTCCCTTCGGGCATGACCCAGACCTGAGTGAGGGGCCAGTCATGCTCGGCCGCGAGGGCGGCTGTGGCGGCCACGCCCGCGGCGTCCTCGACGACGACCTTGAGGTGCGCCTCGTGGAAGTCATGCACGGTGGACCATCCCGGGTTCAGGGCCGGGTTCTGGGTCCTCTTGTGGTCCCCGGCGTGCGCCTGCTTGGGGGAGACGATGAACACGTCCACGAACTTGAGCGTGACCTCGTTCGGGACAATCGTGCCGTTCGTCTCCATGTGCAGCTCCGCGCCCCGGTCCTTGAGGGTCTGCAGGAACAGGCCCCACCCTGCCGAGCGCTGGTTCAGCAGGGGCTCGCCGCCGGTGATGACGATGATGGGTGCTTGGGGGATTCGGTCGCTGATTTCAGCGGGCGTGAGCAGAGTGATTTCGCGACGGAGGTCAAAGCGGTCGGCATCCCATGTATAGGGACTGTCGCACCAAGAGCATGCAAGATTGCAACCTCCGAATCGGACAAATGCCGATACTCGACCGGCTGCCGGGCCTTCGCCTTGGAGCGTAGGGCCGAAAGCTTCAACAAACGGCAGACGCGCAGCACTTGGCTTGCCCTCCTTCGGGCTGATGTCGAGCGGGATCACAGGTTCCGCTCCTCGACCAGCAGGTACTGGGTGACGGTTGCCCACGTCTTAGGCGTCTCGGACACGGAGACGGACAGGATGGTCACGGTCTTGGGGATGGGCAGGAGGTTCTGGGCCATGTGCCCGAGGTGGGAGGCAAGGTTCTCCGCGGTCGGCTGGAAGCCCAGCACGTCGTTGAGGTGCCGGTGGTCAAGGTCGTTGTCGAGGTAGTCCTTGAACTTCCCGAGGTCACGGTAATCGACCACGAACCCGCGCTCGTCGGTGTCCCCGGACAGTTCCAGCTTCACCGCGTAGTTATGCCCGTGCAGGCGGGAGCAGGGGTGGTCCTCCGGGAGCCCGTGGAGCTGGTGGGAGGACGAGAAAGCGAACTCCTTGGAGATGGTCGCGAACGTCATGCTGCGGCTCCTTCGTATTCGGTGGGGTCGGTGAGTCCGGCGTCGTGGAAGGCTTCCTTCCGTTCCGTGCAGGTGCCGCAGACGCCGCACTGCAGCTCGCGGCCGTTGTAGCACGACCATGTCAGCCCGAAGGGAGTACCCAGACGGGCGCCTTCCCGGGCAATGTCGGTCTTGGTCCACATCACGAACGGCGCCACGATGGACACGCGACCCTCCGTGGCGACGCGGGCCGTGCGGTCAGCGGCGTCGATGAAGTCCGGGCGGCAGTCGGCGTAGATGGCGTGGTCACCGGCGTGGACGGCAGTCACGACTTGGTCGATGCCGTAGGCGTCAGCGACCCCGACGGCGGCCATGAGCATCGTGGCGTTCCGGTTCGGCACCACTGTCAGGGCCATGGTCGGGGCGGCGTAGTGCCCTTCCGGGACGTCCACGCTGCTGTCAGTCAGGGATGAGCCCTTGAGGAGCTTGCCCCATCCAGTCATGTCGAGGGTCACATGCTCGACGCCGTAGTGCTTGGCCACGGCGGCGGCAGCCTCGATTTCCTTGACGTGGCGCTGGCCGTAATCGACCGAGACTGCCAGCACGGGCAGGCCCGAGGAGTGGGCTTGCGCGAGCGCTGCAGAGGAGTCCATGCCGCCGGACAGCAGCACGAGTTGGGTCTTTGTCATGAGGAGTTCCTTACTCGGTGGGGTGGTGGCCCGGGGTGGTTAGGACAGGCCGCCGGTGGCGTAGCCCTTGAGGACGATGCCGCCTCGGGACTGCTGCTGGGTGGTGACGGAGACGGGGTAGCCGTGGTCGCGGGTGAGGTCCGCGGCGATGACGGCGGCAAGGTCCTCGCAGGAGATGCCCATGTCGCGGAAGCGCCAGAGGTAGAGCTTGAGGGCCTTGGATTCGATGACGTGGCCGTGGGGCTCGTAGCTGATGGTCACGGTGTAGATGTCCGGCTGTCCGGTGACGGGGCACAGGGCCGAGACTTCGTTCGCGATGGCGTCGACCTGCTCAAGCTCCGGTCGGCAGGGCAGGAACTGGACGTGGTCGATGGCGTGCTGGACAACCTTGCCAAGGAGGGTGTCGGCGGGGGCCTGCGTGGGCTGGGCGGAGGTGGTGCTTGTCATGGGTGGTTCGCTTTCTGTGAGGGCCGGAGACGGGCGTCTAGCCGGTGTAGGTGGTGAGGAGTCGGTGGAGGAGGGCACCGGCGACGTTCGGGTCGTTGGAGTCCTTGCCGTCGTTGTGGTCCCGGATGGCTTCCTGCCACCATGCGTAGGTGTCGTCGTCGAGGATGGCCACGATGCGATGCTCATCGACGTCCGTGGCGTCGGTGTCGCCGTCCGCGGCGCTGTCGTCCTCGTACTGGTCAGCGATGGCGTCCCAGTCGTAGTCACCCATGGCCACGAGGTCATTCAGGGCGTCCTCGGTGAAGGGCAGACCGATGATGAGGTCACCGCCCAGCTCCTCCTGCAGTTCCGCGAGGAGGGCAGCCATTTCGGCGGTGTCAGCGGAGCCGCGCGTCTCGTTCAGGATGATGGTGAGGCGCTTGGCGCGGGGGTCGTCCGGGGCCAGCACGACGGCAGGGATGGTCCCGGACTCCACGAGCTGGGGAATGTTGAACGCCCCGTCGTCCTTGTTCGCGATGATCTGGGACAGTGCCCGGTGCCGGTGTTCGCCGTCGATGATCTGCCATTCGCCGGGCAGGTCCGGGTTCTCGCGGACCACAATCGGCATCACGAACCCGTTGTCGAGGATGGACTCGACCTCGGCCGCGAACTGCCGTTCGGTCTGCTTGTTCGGGTTCCACGGGTTCGGGTGGACGGCCCCGATGGGCAGGTGGACGATTTCAAGCTGGTGTTGCTCAGTCAAAGGTGACTCCTCGTTTGGCCCAGAGCGTCGTGATGTCGCGCTCAAGGCGTTGCAGGTTGGACAGGCCCAGCCGGAGGGCGTAGGCGATGGCCTCGTGGGTGTTGGTGTCGGCGCGGCCGACGCGGGTCGGGGTGAGGCGCCCGGCGATGGTGTTGGTGGACCCGTTGGTGTCCACGAACCGGCCGAACGACACGGGGGCGCACCATGTGGAGGAGTCCCCGGAGTAGTAGGGGAACTCCCGCAGCATCGCCGCGGACGTGACGGCGAGGCCGTGCATCCGGGGCAGGGTTGCCGGGGTGTAGCGCTTCATCAGGTGCGACAGGACGTGCTTCTGCCATGCCAGCTTCGACGGGAGGGGCTTGTCGTTGCGGGGGCTGATGCACAGGAGCCCACCCTCGGGGAGCCGGTCCAGCAGCTCGTCGAGGAAGGACAGGGGCTCGTCTTGGTGGAACACCTCAGCGATGGAGATGCCCCGGGACCGGAGGTAGTCGGCATTGCGGAGGGACTGGCGCATCCCGGCCTTGCGTTCCTCCGGGGTGGACGTGCGCCCGAACTCGCCGGGGATGACGTCAAGGTTCACGGCCTCGATGTGCGGGGAGCGCCCGTTCTGTTCGATGGCCCAGTCGGCGTAGTCGGTGATGGCGACCTGCTTGCCGCGGGACCATGCCGTGAAGGCGCCGGAGTCGAGGTGGAGGAACGGCGGGGTGAACTTGGCCTTGGGCAGGCAGGACTTGTACGCGAAGGAGCAGAGGAGGTTCGGGTACTCCTCCTCGCTGATGACGCGCATGGCGCGGGTGTTGCCGGACAGGGCAGCGAATATCTTCATGCTGCGGCTCCGGGCGGGAGGCGGCGGGAGGTTGCGAGGGCGACTGCGAGGGCGGCTGTGAGGCCCAGCAGCAGCCATTCGACGGGTGACAGGTTCAAGAGCATGGGGGGTCCTTTTGGGCACAAGAAAGGCCCCGGACGGTGGAAGTCGTCCGGGGCCTTGCTTGGTTGCCGAGAGAGAGATGGCTGCAGTTGCGTAGGCTGCGTGACCGGGTGAGGGTTCGAACCTCGGCACTAACCTCCGGTGAGCTGGTGTCCCGTCAGCTCATCGGCGGCCACCCTCCCGTGAGGGTCTTGCCCGGTCAGCTCCGCCCGGCTGGACGTCCGCAGGAGTACCGGCGTCCAGTTCGGGTGAAGCTACCGGAACAGTATCGGTCACTTTGGTCGAAGATTGCAACCCAACAGGCGGGATTTCTTGTCCCTATTGGGCGTCGAGGCGGGACGTGACGGTGACGACGGCGCGGTGACGGGTGTAGCCGGGCATCCCAACGCCGGGCTCCTCGATGTGCTTGATGTGGGCCTCGGCCCGCTTCGCGACGTCGTGGCCGTACTTCCGGCCGACCCAGATGAGGAGGGACGCGGCGAGCCGGTCCCGGGTGCATTCCACGGCTTCGGGGGAGGCGCTGCTGGACAGCCACGCGGTCGTCTCCTGCACGTCCGTCCGGGTCGGGATGGTAGTTTCGGCGGTCACTTGACGACGCTCCATGCCTGCAGTTCCGGCTTGGAGCCGACGCCGTGGGTGTAGGTGGTGCGAACCCATGCGGACAGGATCGGGACGGGTTCCGTGTCGGGCTCGCAGCGGTAGATCACGTACTCGTCCGGCGGGTAGTTGGTCTTGTTGGTGTGCGGTTCGGCGGCGGCCTTGGCCTTATCGAGGTCGTCGGTGACCAGCACGGGGATGGACGGGTCGTGGTCAGTCTCAGCCATGAGGAGGTACTGGGTCATGCTGCGAGCCTTTCTTCGAGGGCTTTCTTGGGGTTGTGCGGGGAGGCGTCACAGGCGGCCATGACGTCCATGACGTCCCCGAGCCGGTACATCTTCCGCTTCGTCCGGGGATCCACAGACGCGGGTTTCAGGAGGCCGCGCTTGGACCAGTTGTAGATGCGCTCCACGTCCAGCACTTCGCCCTTGCGGGTGAGGGCGCGGGCGATCATCTGGGGCGGCAGGACACGGTTCTGGGCGGCGGCGAGGGCTTTCTTCTGCCGGTCTTGGACGTGGTGGGTGGTCCTGCAGCGGGGGCAGGTGGTTTCCTCCCGCGAGGCGGGCGCATACAGCTGTTCCGGGCAGGTGGATTGCCGGTTCCCGTCGCCGTCGAAGATGGACTTGCAGGTGCCCACGAACACGCGCTCGATGCGGAGGTCGATGACGCCGCGGACGTCCTCGACCATGGCCTTGAGCTGGTCGAGGAGTTTGCCCGCTTCGGGCTGCTGCAGAATCCATCCGGCGTAGAGGGACAGGCCACGGGCGAGGGCTGGCGTGGAGATGGCGTCGTTGTAGCCCGCGCCCGTGCCTGCATGTACGAACCTGACCCATGGGAGGAGCATGGCCCGGACCCTGTTGGCGCTGTCGGCGGCGTTGAGGTTGAACGGCAGGTCCACGGGCTCCACGGCTGCGAGGCCGCGGGTGGGCCGGAGCTTCGCCTGCCGGGTCATGCTGGTGTCCAGCTCCTCAAGGATGGACGGGACCTGTCGGAGGAGGGTGGTGAGGCCGTGGCCGTGGGTGGTGCAGAGGGTGGTCGGCTTGGTGGCAGGGGTGGCGTCGCAGTATCCGCAGAGGGGGGCGGCGGTGGCGTTCACAGGGCTCCTTGACAGGGTGGGGCTGGTGGGCGTGCTGCTAGTTGGCGCTGGCGATGACGGCGGCCATCAGGGTCGCGGAGTCGGCGTACTCGTTCATGGGGACGATGGGCCGCTGGGGAGTGACGGCGTGTGATGGCCCGAGGTCGCCTCCGGTGGCCATGGGTGCGCCGGTGGGGTAGTGCGTGCCGGGGACCCATCGCGGCGGGGTGACGGGCCAGTAGACGGGCTGCTTTCCGCCGTCCTCAGTGGTGATGAGCGCGGGGACTCTGCCGACCGGGGGCGGGGCCGTCTCGCGGTGGACCAGCATGGTCTTGGCTTCCACGGAGCCGGTCGCGAACGCTGACACGGTGCCGTCGAGGTGGATGGTCAGGAACACGCCCTTCCCGACTGGCTGGGCGGCGGTGATGATGTCCACGGCCCGGTCCACGCTGTCTTGGATGGTCTTGGCCCGGCGGAGGTGTTCCTCCATGAACGTCATGATGCCCTCGATGGTGGCGACGGGCTGGTAGCTGGGGCCGGTGCCGGGGTTGGCTTTGAACTCCTGCGTGAGGGGCTGGGGTGTCATCGTCGGTTCTTTCCTTTGGGTCCGTAGCCGTGGTGGAGTCCGCGGCCGTCCCGGAGGCGGGGGTTGTGGGGGAGGTTCAGGATGGGCCGGTGGGGCTTGGCTGCGAGCTGCGGGGAGGACTGGCACCGGCACCGGGCATGGAACGCCTGCGTCGAGGACGTCATGGCCTCAGCCGACCGGGCTGCGGCTTCCCCGAGGCCCCGGAACGCGGCCGCGAGGTCGTCGAGCCGGGTCAGGGTGCCGACCGAGAGCTGGACGAGCTGCCCGCCGGTGAACAGAGCCCCGAGCCGCTGGCTGAGGGGCCTAACGCCGTTCATGGCCTTGGCGGGGCGGCCGCTGCTGTAGACCTCCGCGACGAGCTTGTCGAGGTCCGCTATGGTCTGCGACGGGCTCACCGGCGGGCCGCCCGCAGGTCCTTGAGCCACACGACCAGCGCCGCGATCCCGAACGCGAGGAGCGCGAGGAGGATGACCAGCACGGGCGGTCCCCAGAGGGCGGCCCAGACCCAGAACCAGTCGAGGCCGGGTGCCCAGTTGGTGAGCTTGAGGGCGAGCAGGAGCAGGAACAACAGGCCTCCGGGGGCGCAGGTGGTGGTGATGGTGGGCGGCTGGGGCTGGTTCATCAGACCCATCCCATCTCGGGCGGGACGCCGATGACGATTGACAGGACGGCTGCGGCCGCGATGAGCCTGATGGCGGTGCCGCAGATGCGCGGGGTGAGCTTGGTGCTGTCGCCCCAGCCCCAGAAATCGTCGATCCAGACCCAGCCAGCGACGACCACGGCAAGGATGAGAAGGACCCAGAGGGCCCAGAGGAAGATGCCGAGGATGATCACTTGCTGTCTCCGCTCTGGTCGCTGGTCTGGGCGCCGTTCTGCAGGTATTCCTCGATCCGGGCAGCGTCCTTGACGATGTCGTCGGTGCCGCCGTTGGTGCTGCTCACGACGGCGGCGTAGTTCAGGGCTACGAGGCGCCGGGACTCGGCTTCGGTGGCGTGCTGCAGGGTGTGGATGGCGACGGCGTCGGCGGGGACGGTGACGCCGGTGGCGGTGATGTTGGTGTTCATGCGTTGTCTGCTTTCTTGGTGAGGTGGGGGTGGTAGGGCTTCGCGTCGACGGGGTCCGGGCTGTAGAGCCAGTCGAGGTAGCCGGAGTTCGTCTGGGCGTCGTTGAGCCTGTTGGCCATGTCCGCGACGGCGGCGTAGGTGCCGATGACGTTGGGGGCCGGGGAGGGCATGTCTTTGAGGTCGGCGAGTCGGCCTTCGTGTGGTTCGAGCTTGCCGCCGTTCTTGATGTAGCCGCGCTTGGACCATGTCATCTTGAACAGGGGCTGCCCGGTCGTCTGCGGGGCCGGGGCGGGGCTGCTGGGCTCTGGGGCCGTGGCGGTCATTTTCCTGCTTTCGTGGCGGGCCGTGGGGGCGCTGGTGCTGGTTTGGGTGCTGCTGGCTTGGGTGGGGCTGGTGCCTGCTTCGCCGGTGCCGGTTTCTGCTGCTGTTGGGGCGGCTTGGGCACTGGAATGTAGCGGGGCTGGATGGGCGGGCTGTAGGGCCGGTACGTGACCCGGGGGCGGCCGTGGTCGATGACGATGAGGGTGTGCGCCGGGTTCACGATGTAGCCCATGTACGGGTGCAGGGTCCACGGGTAGACGGGTGTCGGGTAGAAGGGTCCGCAGGCGAGGGGCGGGTAGCAGGCGGAGCCGTCGTCGATGACGTCACTGGCGGCGATCTGCGGGGCTGGGGCGCAGCCGGACAGGGAAACACCCACGACGGCACCTGCGAGGGCGAGAGCGGCCAGCCTGCGCCGGATCATCGGGCGTTCCTGAGCTGCCAGTCGAGGTCCCGTTCCGTGTGCTGCCCGTTCCAGAACTGGATGACGGGGACATGGAAGTCCCGGGCGCGGTTCCCTACGTTCTCCCTGACCCACTGCAGGCCCTCGGCGTTCACGGGCTCGAAGAAGTAGAACGGGCCACCACGACCACGGAACCTGAACTTCGGCTTGTCGAAGGCGTAGCGCATCTTGCAGCCCGGAGCCCGGCGCGTCTTGATGTGGTCCCGCCACCATCCCTCAGTCCACGGCGTCGACGGCAGCGGCGCGTGCAGGAAGATCATGCCGACGGGGTGGCCGGTGTAAGCCTCCCCGATGACGACGTGCTGGTGGTGCATGGGTGTGACCGCCAGCTCCATCTGGGCGCGGGTCGGCCACACATGCAGGGTCACCAGCTCACGCCGCGGCGGCGGCACGAAACGGACACCATCACTATCGGCTACAACTGTTGGGCTCACTTCATACCAATCACTAGGCGTAACGAGGGGCAAGGAAAGCCCCGCCACCGGGGACACGGAGGCGGGGCTTGGTTCCTATGGGGCTATGGCTTCACTACACGAGCAGGGGAATTGCAGACACTGAGGCACTTGAGCTGAGACCGGAAACCGACCTTGATGACGACCGGCTCACGCGGGTCAATCCCGGCAGCATCGGCCTCCTGCACGAACTGGTAAATCTCGGCCAGCGTTAGGCCCGTGACCTGATTCGCGGCGACGGCTGACAGAGTCTCCACCGATGAACGCACCTCCCCAGATGTTTTAACGACAAGAGGTTGCGAGCGGCGCCCCCGTCGTGGTTCTGGGTTCTATGCTATCAGTTGGTGGGCTGGTTTGGTGTCATGGTTGCACCACTTTTTTCGGGGATTGGGCAGCCGTCGCAGGGTTGGGTGTCTGGTTGGTGTTGGTCGGCGTGGTGGGGGCAGTAGTCCTTCCCGTTGTGGTGGTGCCATTCGGAGCCTTCTGCCATCTCTCGTGCTGAGGCTTCGTCGGAGTAGGCGGCGAATTCGTCATCCTCGGTGCTTTTGGTGTCGCAGCCGTGGTGGTCGCATTGGAGCCAGTAGAACGGGGCTTGTTGCAGGCTCACCGGGTGGCCTCCTTCTTTGCGCCGTCAGGCGCAAGTTTGGTTTTTTGGATTGGGCAGTTTTCGGGCTGGTGGGACTGGCGGATGGTGTTGCCGCGCTGCCATGGGTGCTGTGTGCAGTTCGGGTGGGTGTTGCTGCTGTCGACGAGGCCGCAGGGTGCTTTCTCGCAGGGGCAGGTGTCCTCGATTCGGGTGCCGGTGAAGGAGCGGCCGATGTGCATTGTCCAGTCGTGGCTCACCGGTGGTCGTTCCGTTCCATGTCGTCGGCCAGCTCCTGCTCGGGGGTGTCGTTGACGATTTCGATGTGGCTGAGCGCGATTCCACCGGCGTAGCCTTCGACGGCGACCACGGGTGTTCCACAGAGCTCCCAGACTTCGGAGCGGGTGACGCTGGGGCGTCCTTCGCCGTGGCGGACTCCGGGCCAGTACAGGACGGGCGTTCCGATGGTGGACAGGGCCTCGATCTTCTCGGCCAGCTCGCGGGCTTTGAGCTGGTCCATGATCCGCTTGTGCAGGACGTGGCAGCGGTCGCAGCCGTCGACGCCCATCCATGCGATGGGTTCGCCGGTGTCCCTTCCGAGGGTGACGCGCATACCTCCGCGGCCGACGCCGCAGAGCGCCCGGCGGAAGGTGTTCACGATGTTGGGCGCTGTCCGGTAGAACTGCTCGGGCTGGTTGCGGATCGCGTGAGTGACGTATCCGGCGTGGGGGCGGGCTTCGACGTACAGCGGTTCAGTCGCCATGGGGTTCTCCGTTCTCCGCGTCGGCGGCGACGATGTTCTTGATGAGCTGGCCTTGGAGCCCGTAGTGGAGGGCTGCGCGACCGAGGCAGTTCGCGCACCAGCTCCATGCTGGTCGGGGGTCGTCCTCGCTGGGCTGGAAGGCGTTGATGTTCACTGCCTTGCCGATGGGGACCTTGACCCTGCCGGTCGGGCGTGGGCCTACGGGCGGCGGGGTGCTGGTGCTGGTGGAGGCCCCGCAGAGGGCACTGTCCACGAGGCTGCGTGTCTTGTTCGTGGTGAAGCCCGGAAGGTGGAGGTGGACGATTGCCCCTCTGGGTGGGTAAACGGCGACGAGGCGGGCGCCCGGCTCTGCTGCGGTGATCATTGGGTGTCTCCTTCGGGGCCAAAGTAGGCGATTGCCTTGGTGCGTTCGTCGTCGGTGAGGTCGTACCACGGGATCATCTCGTGGTGGGTGCCCTGCTCGACGTAGGTCTGTTCGCGGCGTTTGATGGCTGCGAGTTCCAGCTTGACCGCGGCCAGTTCCTCGGCGTGCTTGCCGTACCCGAGGCGCCGGAGTTCTGCGGCGATGGCGTAGGTGTAGCTGCGGTCGTACTCGGTGGCGTCCTTCCAGTCCTTGGCCGGGTCTGGGGAGTTGGCGTTGTCTGCCATGAAGATGTCCCGGGCGAATCCGTCGTCGGGGTGGGTGGTGGTGGCCCAGTAGCTGTCGCAGCCGGGACATTTGCCGGGGAGCTTGACGTCGCGGGTGACGTGGTTGTGGGCGGGGTACTTAGTCATCGTGGTCCTCACAGGTGTCGCATTCGTTGGGGCAGTCTGGGTGGTCCCAGTGGCGGCATTCGACGCAGCCTGAGCAGGGCGGGAAGTTGTGACAGAAGCAGTCGTGGCAACGGTCCATCAGGTGCTGGCTCCGATCTGTACGGCTTCGAGGTGGCTGGGGAGGCTGTTGAGGGTCTTGACGGCTCGGCCGTAACGGCCGATGGTTGGGCGGTCCCAGCCGGTGTCTGGGTGGTGGCGGGCGACGGTCTGGGGTGTGACGCCGGTGAGGCGGGCAATGTCTGTCTGGGAGAGCCCTTCGGCGTGCAGCTCCCGGACCTTGGCGTGCCATTCGGCGTCGACGCGCTTGCCGGTAGGGGCGGGGGCTGCGACTCCGGTGCGTGCCCTGAGGCGGACGATGGTTCGCGCGGTGCAGCCCATCCGTTCCGCGATCTGGCTGGCCGAGAGTCCTTGGTGGTGGAGCTGCAGGAATTCCTCTTGGTCGGCCTTCGGGCGTCCTCGTCCTCGCTCCATCAGTCCTCCTCCTGTTCGGCCAGCTCCCCGGAGGTGCCGTGCATGTCCCATGTGGTTCCACAGTCCTTGCAGGTGAGCGTTTCCGAGTCGACGACCACGATGTCCCCGATCTTGTCCTCGCAAATTGAGCAGCAGGCGCTCACTTCCCAGTCCACGGCGATGTCCGGGGCACGGCCGGGGGCGTACTGGTCGGAGTGGTGGCGTTGGAACTGGTCCCGCCAGTAGGTGGCCATCTTCTCGGGCTGGTCCTTGAAGGTGGGGGTTGCGATGGGGTGGGTGAACATCGAGTAGCCGCAGTCGGGGGCTCCGCAGTCGAGGTGGTTCCCGTCGCGCTCCACGGGCTGGTGGAGGTTCGTGGTGGGGGCTTCTGTGGTGGCGGTCATTCTGACTCCATGACGGTCTTGACGTGGGCGACGGTGAGGCGGGCGGCGGCTTCGCGGTGGGCTTGGATGAGCTTCTTGTCGCTGTAGCGGCCCAGTACGGGCTTCCGTCCGAGTTCGACGTAGGCCATGCCGACGCGCAGCTTGACGGCTTCCCCGTGCGGGGTGTTCTTGTGCAGGTCGTAGCTGAGGTACGTCATGAACGCACCGTCGTCGATCCGGGTCTTGACGTTGATCCGCTGCCAGTAGCCGTCCTCGACCTCACGGAGGTGGAGCCCTGCGGTGATGGCGCGGTTCTTGACGATGGGGGTCCTGATTTCGTCTCCGGCGAGGAAGTCCCTGATGGCTTGCGGGTCGTCCGCGATGTTGTGCGGCTCTGCCCCTGCCCATGCCTCGGGGGCGGGCTTGAACCGTTCCCTGTCGATCCTGTCCTTCACGACCTCCATGGCTTCGTGGAGCCCCGCGAGGACTTCGCTGGGGAGCCCGTAGATGACAAGGCTGGTGTCCCCGCCGAGGGACAGGCCGATGATGTCGGTGCTGTCCTCCCCTGCGGGGGTGTTCCCGTCGGCCATTTCCTCGTCGCCGTTGTGGACCTTCGGGCTCATGTGGCCTGCGTCCAGCCACTCCACGCGGCTCACTTGCCTGCCTCGATCTGCGGGGTGGGGGCGGGAATGTTGAGGAGGTCGGCCCAGTAGTCTTGCTTGCCCCATTCCTCGCGGTGGCGTTCGTTGCGTTCGACGATGCCGTAGCCCTGCTGTGCGACCATCATGGCCAGTTCGCCGAGTTCGAGGAAGTTCTGGTTCGTGCGGTCCTTGCCGTGCCACGGGCGGGTCGGTTCGGGGCTGACTGCCTTGTGCCCTTCCGGGACGGTGATGGTGGCTGTGACGGTGATGCCGTCGGCCCGCTTGACGGTGCCGGTGAACGAGTGGGTGCGGGTCGGTTCCAGCAGACTTTCGGCGCATTCCACCGCGTCCTGCAGGGCTTGGATTTCGGCGTCGTTGGAGCCGCGCTGCGAGGCGTCGTGGGCGTCCTGCACGAGCTGGTGGAACTCTGCGAGCTGGTCGGGTGTCGGCATGGGGGTTCTCCTTGGTTGGTGGTGGGTTAGGACAGTGATTCGTCGGGCAGGTGCGTTGCGAGGTGCCGGTCGAAAGCTGCCCGGTCGACCTCGATGAACACGACCGCGGTCCCTGCAGGGGCCTTGGCGCTGGTGAGCTTCGGCTCGGCGACGACGGTGATCTGCTCGGGGCAGGCGGGGCAGTTGATCGAGATTGAGCGGGTGCCGGTGGCCATGGCTAGTTGCCTTCCTTGATGGCCCAGCGGCGGAGCTGGGACCTGAGATATGCGGGCTTCGTGGAATCAAGGCCCTTGCCGGTGATCGCCTTGATGGCTTCGGCGGTGGTGGAGAACGGGTGGGGGACGGAGCCGTCGGGGATGGCCTGCTTGAGGGGGCAGTCCTCGGGGTGGAAGGGGCCGTGGTTGGCGGTCACGCAGACCTTCGCTGCCCGGCGCAGTTCCGCGGCGCGGGGCGTGTCTGCGTTGGTGGTCTGTGGGGCGTCGGCGCGGCGGCTCATGCTGCGACCTGCTGGCGCGGTGCCGGGGTGAGGAGGTGCCTGACGGCCCAGCGGCGCAGCAGGGCTTTGAACGTGCCGGACAGGTGCTGTGCGGTGGCCGCGGTCGCGATGCTGCTTGAGTTGACGATGACCCCGACGGCGTCGAGGGTGGGCTGGTGGTAGCCGATGCCGACGGGCAGGACCCGGGCGAGCGGGCAGGCGTCGCTCTTGTGGTCGTCCCCGTGCGGGGTGGACACGCAGGCGATGGCGGCGTCCTTGAGTTCCTGCTGGCGGGCCTCGCCGGTGAGGGTGTTGGGGAAGGTGGGGCTAGGCACTGGTGATCCTTTCGGGGGTGAAGAAGTCTGTTTCGCGGACGGCGGTGGTGATGGCGTCGAGGACGTCCACGGTTTCCCCGAGCTGGCTGGGCGGGACGCCCCACTGGACCCGGGAATCTTCGAGGATGAGGAAGCTGACGCGCTCCCCGTCCGGGCGGGTGATGACGCCCTCAATCTGCTGGATCACAGACCGGCCTCCTCTGCGTTGACCCAGTCGCGGAACCCGAGGGCCGTGTTGCCGTTGCGGACTTCCAGCATCCAGTCCCGATAGCGTGCGCCCTCCTCGTCGGTGGTCGGCCAGTGGGACGGGGCTGGTTCGCCCGGTGAGTTGTTCCAGTCCTCGGCGGCCTGTCGTTCCGCGTCGCTGAGGTGGGTTTCCCCGCCCGGGCCGTTGTAGACGGTGCCGTCGTTCATGTCGATCCGGGTGTTCCGGTGGTCCCCGTCCACCGTCACCAGCACCTTGCCGTCGATGACGGAGCGCTGGACCATGACGTCCACGCCGAGGAACGACATGACGCTGGCGGGGTGGGCGATGAGGATGCCCTCGTCGTGCTGGGCGGGCAGGTGCTTGATGGTGGCGGTGGTGGGCACTGGGGGCTCCTAGAAGGGGAGGTTGATGGGCTCGGCGATGTAGACCGTCGGGAGAACGGTCACGATGCGCTGGCGGGTGATGAGCTGGTGCTGGTCGATGTACTCCTCGGCGGGGATTCCGACCGACTCGGCGGCGACCCTGAGCGCGTCAGCGAACTGGCCACGGCGGCGCTTGCTCTCGTGCAGCTCCTTGGTCGTGATGTCGGTGTAGTCGTTGTACCGGGGGTCGTTCTTGACGCGAACCGTCCTGTCCCAGACCTCGACGCCATCCGGGCGGCGGTAGCCGTACTCGGTGGTGACATCGACGGTGGGATAGGTGACTGCTTCGGTGGCCATGGGGGTCCTTTCAGGCTGCGGCGTCGTGTTCGGCCGCGTCGGTGGTGCTGGTGGTCTGGTGGGTGAGCTGGGCTTGTGCAGCACGGCGCTCGTGCCGCTGGTACAGCGCGTAGACGCCGGTGCCGATGGTGCCGAGCAAGAGGATCAAAACGTCCATGATGGCTCCTTGGTTGGTGAATTGTGTACCTATTGGGCGGTTCCCGGGCATGACTGATCCCGGCAGGTAAAGCGCCGTGCTGGTGGGGCTACTTGGTGCTGGTGGCCTGCAGGAGCTGGGCCAGCTCCGCGAGCCCTGCTGCGTTGAGGATCGCTGCGGCGATGGCTGGTGCCTCCGCTGCGGTGTAGTGGACGAATGCTGAGTTGTCAGCGTCGTCGATCTGGACGGTGGGCTGCGTGTCCGCGACCGCGTCCCAGATAACGAGTTCCTTCTCGGGGCGCTCCGTGTCGTGGTGCGTGTGGATTGCGTGAGCGTTCATGGCTCCTGCTCCTTGGTTGGTGGTGGGCCGCCCCGGTGAGGGGCGGCCCGTGGTCTTACTTGGCGAGCCTGCGGAGTGTTGCTTCGCAGTTCTCGAGCGACCGCTTCCCGCCGGATGGGGTGGCGGGGATGGTGGTCTGGTTTCCGGTGGTGGAGTGCCGGTAGAGGTAGTGGCCATTGCTGGTGACTCGAACATATACCCAGCCGAGTTCTTCTGCCAGCTTGGCTAGCTTCTTGATTTCCTTCTTCATTGCCCGCTCCTTGGTTGGTGATTGGGTGGTTTGCCTTACCCACTAAGTGTAACACCCATTTACCATTATCACCAAGCCCGGGCTAGCTGGTCGGGATGGCTTCGGTGCCGTTCCAGATGAACGAGTGGCCGAGCCCGTTGCCCCGGGCCTTGGCGTCCCAGAGGCAGGTCACGGGGCCGTCATAGTCCTCGGACGGGCAGGGCGGGACGACCTTCGCCGTCGGGGTCGGGGTGCTGCGGGCCGTGCTGGTGGCAGGGGCGGGCTGTGACGGGGCTGCGGTGGTGCTGGTGGAGCAGCCGGTGAGGACGAGCGTGAGAGCGGCGAGGGCGGCGATGACGTAGCACATGATGTGGTTTCTCCTTGGTTGGTGAGAGTGGTGGGGGGAGGGGCGGGCGCCCCTCCCGGGGTGGGCTAGAGGCCCTTGAGGTATTCGGTGACGTCGACCGCGTCCGGGCGGTGGATGCGGACGGGGAAGGCGGCGACGGCTTCGACGGTCTTGCACTGGCTAAGGCCGATGTTGCCCTTGTTGGTGTCGATGAAATTCTGGCCGAAGCGGTCCACGCCCAGCCCGGCGAAAACGTACCAAGCATTGCCGACCCGGAACTGGTCACCGGCCGCGAGGTCCCCGACGGTGCCGCTCTGGGCTGCGTCGAGGGCTTCCTTGTACGCCTTCCACGCCTTGGCTGCCTTGCCGGGCTTGACGACGACGCGCTGGCCTTGGCACTGGAAGCAACGACCGGCGTCGACGTGAGCGTATTCCTCCATGGTGTCGCGTCCGGCGCAGCGGGAGCAGGGGACAACGGGGAACCCGAGCTTGTTGTGTGTGGGGATTTCCGTTGCCATGACCGCTCCTTGGTTGGTGTTGTGCTGTTACCCAAAAGTGTAACAACACAACACCTTGGACCACAAGCCCTACGACGCAGACCGGAGCTTTGCCGGAGCCTCCTGCTGGGATTCCACCAGCCCGCGGACGGCCTGCGTCAGCTCCGAAATCGCCGTCGCCAGCTCGCGCAGGTCATCGCCGGTCAGCTTCCCCGGCTTGGCCTTGCGCGGCTTCTCCTGCACGGGCTCGCGGGGCGCGGCGGGGAGGTCGAACTCGATGAGCTTCGGGCGGGCTGCGCCGTGGCCGATGAGGTCCCGGCTCGTGACCCCGAACGCCCGGGCCAGAGCCACCACCTCCGCCTCCTGCGCCGGGCGGTTCCCGTTCAGCATCCGGCGCAGGCTGGCCACCGAGCCGGGATAGCCATTCCGGGCCGCTGCCTCGTACAGGTGCTGGGCCTGCCGGAAGCCCTTGGACGCGGCGAGGAGCTTCACCGCGTCAGCGACGTGCTTCGTGTCCTCGGTGGACAGCAGGGTCGCGCGGGTCTTGGTCAGTTGTGCCATGGGTTCCTCAGTTCTCGACGGTGATCTTGGTGGGGCGGGACATCTCCTTGGCGGAGGCCTCCGCGAAGCTCTTGTGGGCCTTGGCCTCGTCGTCCATGGCCACCAGCCACCAGTTCCCACGGGTGGGGGACTTGTCGCTGATCTGCCACGTCCCGGGCAGTCCGTCGACCGTGACGACCACGCCCCGGGCCGGGGTGACGGACGGGACGTAGGTCGCTCCGCGCCGGGCCATCAGACCGTCACCAGCTTCCGCGAATCAGCCTGCTTGGCGACGAGCTGGATACGGGCGCCGGGAACCCGGTGGTCGGCGTAGCGCTTGGAGCCGTGCTGGTCCACGACGACCGAATCGTCCTTGTAGGCCCGGGCCATGGTCAGCGCGTCAAGGGTGGCCCGGACGAGCTTGTCCACGTCCGGGTTCGTGGTCGGGTACAGGGGCGCGTCGTCCCGGAGCAGGTGAGCGAACCTGCCGGTGCGGTAGTGCTTCTTTGGGCGGGGGACGTAGAACACGATGGCCACGTTCACGGCCCCGTCGATGGGCTCGGTGACGACCTTCTTGACGGCCTCCACGACGGCCTCACGCCACGGCTTGACCTTCTTGGAGGACTCCACCATGGCGACCTTTCCGGTGTAGACCTTCTGGCCGGTGGCCTTGTCCTTCCGGGCGATGGCGAAGCCCTTCTTGGACCCTTGCGGGCCGGGTGTTCCGGCGACGTCGATGACAAACAATGGACGCTCCTTCTGGGAATTGTTGGTTGGTGATTGGTTCAAAATGTGGCCCCATCGGGCCGCTTTGGGGGCTAGCAGCCCCTGACAGCCCGTTTCCGGGTGGTTATGGGGCCGGGGGCGTTTTAGGCCGCGAGAGCGACGTCTGCGGCTTCTGCCCGCTCGGCGGCCTTCCGGCGGCTGTGCCGGGCGATCTCCATGTCCGCCTCCACGACCCGCCGTTCGTCATCCGTGAGGGGCCGGTACTTGACCGCCTCGTCGACCTTCGCCTGCCGCCGCGCGATGGTCCTGTTGACGGCCCTGATCTTGTCTGCCAGCTTCGCGGCTTCCTGCTTCCGTTCGGCCAGCTCGTCATACAGGCGTTCCAGCGCCTTCCGGGCCTCAACGACGTGCTGGGCCTGTTCCAGCCGCAGATCATGAATGGCCGTCAGGTCCTCCGCTTCACGCTGCAGGGTCAGGATCGACTCCTCGGCCCGGTCCCGTGCCCGCATGGCACGTCGCTCGGCCACCCTGAGGGATGCGTTTCGCTTCCGCTGCTCGGCGATCCCGGCCTCAAGCTTCGCGCCCTCGGCGTCCAGCTTGGCCCTGACAGCCGTGAGTTCCTTCTCCTGCCGTTCGGACAGGTCCTTGAGCAGGAACGCCGCCTTGGACTGGAAGGCCCGGTGAGCGCGGGCGTATTCGTCAGGCGTTGGCAGGCGCCGGTTCAGCGGGTTCTGGCTCGACAGTGTGGACTTCATCGCTTCCATGGTTCTCCTTCGGTGGTGTCAACTGTGCTGCCCGGGCTGCCCGGACACGTTCCGCTTCGGCCTCGACGCGAGCCCGAAAGTTCGGGGGCATCGGGTCCGCCCGGCGACAGGGCTTGCAATCCCACGCCTTGACGGTGGGGTGGTTCGGGCAGTCATCGGAGGTGTCGTTCCCGAACCACGAGGTCCGAGCCGGGTCCGCCGCCTGCTCCGCGTCCAGCCAGTGCTTCCCGGGCTGGAAGATGACCGCCGGGGTCTTGGCCTTCGGATTCAGTGCCGCGTTGATGCCTGCCCGCAGCAGCTCCGCGAAGCTTGCCGTGAAGCCCGGAGCTGTCACCTTCTCGGCGAGCATGGTCATCATCGACTGGATGCCCCAGTCGGGTCGGATTTCGTGCCACGCTGCCGCGGCGATCTTGGCTTGGTTTTCGGTGATTGTTGGAGTTGAGTCAGTCAAGCGTCTCGCTCCCCTCGCGTTACTTACTGAACGATTGATTGATTAGTCTTGGACCGCTGTTTTTAGGAGTAAGGGAGTTAAGGAGTTAAGGAGTTAAGGAGTGAGCGAAGGGTTACCGGAACCCTTCTCCGAACCCTTTCCCGAACCCTTTCCGGAAGGGTTCTCCGAACCCTTTCCCGAACCCTTCACCCCCGCAGAATCCCCTAGATTCCGGGGTTCTTGGCCCCGAGTGCCGGCCGATCTGGTGAGCTCCCGGGCCGGGGGAGGGGCGGAAGCCCCGCAAATGAGGTCCTTTCGACCCTCCCCAGACCCGTTTTGAACCCTTTCTGGAAGGGTTCCCCGAAGGGTTCCCGGAAGGGTTCCCGGAACCCTTCTCAGGAGGCCAGTTGCAGCTCGGTCCAAGGGTTGATGGAAGGCTTCCCCAGCACCTCGGTCAGGTGAGCCCAGCCCTTGAGGTCCGGCTGGTCCTCCCGGAGCCTCTGCAGCTCGTAGACCAGAACTCCGCGGAGCTTCCGGGACCCGGTGGCCGCGTATGCCTTCGCGACCGCGATTCCCATGTTCGGCTGCTTCAGGAGCCCGTCGTTACGGACGAACGACCGGATCAGCGCCTCCTCCGTGCCCTCGTCGAACACGATGAACTTCCGCTCTGCCAGCTCCACGGCGGCTGCCTCGATGAGCTGGATGGACGCGCCGACCGCTGACTGGGTGAGCCTCGCCGGGCGCCAATCGACGACCCCGGCAAGGCTCACCTCCTCGTGGGACAGGAGCCTTTCGTACAACCACTGCGCGGTGACGGACAGGTCGAGCCAGTCCTCATTGCGCCAGATGCTCCGCAGGATGCGGGCGTGTGGTTCGCTGGCCATGGTGGTGCGTCTCCTTAGAAGGGTGGTTCACTATCGGGGCCGTTGCCCCAGCCGCCAGCGTTGACACCGGGCGTTGCCCACGGGTCGTCCTGCTGTGCTGGCTGGTTGCCTCCCCAGCCGCCGCCTCCGCCCTGCTGCCCGCCTCCGAAGCCGCCTCCGGTGTTACCACCACCGAAGCCGCCGCCACCGCCGCCCTGCCCGCGCTGGGTCCGGTTGACCTTGGCGTTCGCGTACCGGAGGCTGGGGCCGATCTCGTCGACTTCCAGCTCGATTACGGTGCGCTTCTCGCCTTCCTTCGTCTCGTAGGACCGGGACTTGAGCCTGCCGGACACGATGACGCGCATGCCCTTCGTCAGGGACTCCGCGACGTTCTCGGCCGCTTCGCGCCAGACACTGGCCCGGAGGAACAGGGTTTCCCCGTCCTTCCACTCGTTGGACTGCCTATCGAACGTCCGGGGCGTCGACGCGATGGTGAAGTTGGCCACCGCTGACCCGCTCGGGGTGAACCTGAGTTCGGGATCGTTGGTGAGATTCCCGATGACCGTGATGGTCGTTTCGCCTGCCACTACTGCTCATTTCCTTCCGGGGCAAGGCCCCACTTTGCGTCCACATCAGCCGGTGCAGGTTCGGCAGCCTTGGCCGCTTCTGCCTGCTTGAACATGAGGTGGTTGATGAACTTGTCTGCCTCGTCGGCGGACAGCTCATGCGGTCCTGCAACCTCGCGGCCGCAGAATTCGTTGATGGCCTTGCGCTTGGACGCCGGGGTCCGCAGGCCCAGCTTCACCATCTCCGCGACCATGGCCGTGATCTGCAGCTCCGAGGCCATGGGCTGGGGGAACATGGTGACGACGTTGGACTCCTCCACGGGCTCCTGCACGCCGTCGTCGTACTCCACGTCGTCGGCGTCCACCACATCGGCGTCTGCGTCGCTCTCAGCCGCCGCCTCGCCGGAGAGGGGCGGTGGGACCTCCGCGCCCTGCTGGGGCTGCACAGGGGCAGGGGCGGGGGCCGAGACGTCCACGAACTGCCGGGGAGTGGACGGGGTGACCGACCGGCGCACGGTGGAACGCTGGACGGGCTGCTGGATGGGCTGCAGGGTGTCCCCGTCGAGGACTTCCATGACTTCCACGTCGGCTTCGTTGTACGCCACGATGCCCATCAGCAGGTCCGGCGCCACCAGACGGCAGACGTCACCGAGCGCACGGGCGGTCAGCATGGCGATGGGGTCCTTCGTGTACTTCTCGTTCGTGAAGTAGCCAGCCTGCCGGGCGCGTTCGATGGTCCACACGGACTCCGTCCAGTCGCCCTCGTCACCCTTCCGGCGACCCTTGACCACGCACTCCGTCGGGGTCTGCTTCACGACCCGGACGTCGTGGCCGTGAGCCATGAGGATCGCGTGCTGGACGCGGGAGTACATGCCCGGACGCCCACCGATGATGAAGATGGAGGACAGGGCCGCGTCCGGCTCCATGCCGTACTTGAACCCGTACATGATGGCCATGGCCGTGTCCTCGGGCTTGTTCCTGAACGCTGACGGCACGAACGGGGTCTTGCACATCGGCTCGGCGATCTGGATGGCCACGCCCATCCGTGCCCAGTAGTCGGACAGGTCGACCTTGGCGACGGTAGCGGGCGGGACGTAGGCGACGGCAGCCTGCGCCGGGGCTTCGTAGGTGGCGAGTTCGGTCATGATGCGATCTCCTTGAAAGTGTTGGTGGTGGCGTCGACAGGCCAGAGGCGCTTGTCACGGGCCCCGGCGGTCTTGGTGAGTGAAGCGGCCCACAGGAACTCCCTGAACGCCTCGTCCATGTCCTTGATGGACTGGGCCTTGCTGTAGGGGTAGCCGCCCGATACGGCCTGCAGACCGGCTGCGACGACGTCCGGTTCCCCTTCCGTCAGGCTCTTGGTGCGCTTGACGTGAGCGATGAGGTGCCGCTCAATCACCGGCATCGGGTACTCCGTGTCCGGGTCGTCGTCGTTGACCCAGAACTCGGCCTTCCGGTACGCCGCGAGCTGCATCGACATGGACCCGTAGACCCCGTTGCTGCTCTTGGTGTCGATCTGGCAGATGGCCCCGCCGAGCTTGCCCACGCGGCCGATGAGGTCGAAACGCCCGGCGTACCAATACGTCCGGTTCGCCACGGACTTCTCCACCATCAGCGTCGTTGACCCGTCCTTGAGGGTCATCTGCAGCGGCTCGATTTCCCACTGGTCGTACAGGTCGAGGAGCGCGTTGACCTCCGGCAGGTGAACCTCGTCGACCTCGGCCTCGCCGGTCAGGAGGGTCTGCTCGACCGCGTCGTGGATCGCGGTGCCGCGGACCCCTGCCTCGTCCCGGTAGTTCTCCGGGAGGTACTGCAGCCGCTTGACCATGTCCACGGCCGGGTCACTGTGCCAGTGCATGACCTTGTCGAAGTTGTCCTGCACGAACTGGGCCACGAACCGCGGAGCCCAGCGCACGAGCTGGTCCTTGGACGTCCCGCCGTTGATGAGCGAGGTGACGCCGCGGACGCGCTTGCCGTCCAGCGTGTAACGGTGCTTCTCGGGATCGAATGTCAGGCTCACGACTCGTCCTCCTTCTCTGCTTCCTGCTGCTTCTCTGGCTCTTGCTGCTTGGGGTCCTTCTCGCCCCACCGGCGCGGGACGTCCGGCCATTCGAGCGGGCGCCCGGTCACCATCGGATCGTTCCCATGTCCTCGACCAGCGGGTTCCATTCCTCGAGTTCCCGGGCGAGCCGGGCTTCCTCCGCGAGCAGGGCGCCGATGGTGACCTCCTCGCGGGTGGCTGCTGCTCCGTCCCGGGCCATCAGGCGCTCACCTTGGCCTTGATGCCGTGGGGCTTGCTGTACGCCCGGAGGTAGCGCCGTGCCCGGTAGTTGGCTGACTTGGCCGCGACCTCGAAGTTGTTGTGCCTGCTGATGTAGCTCTCAGAGTCGGGCTTGCTCTTGACGAAGAACCGTTCGCTGAAATGGTCCTGCTGGACGTAGAGGGTGACCTGCTTCCCGTGGGCAGGGCGGGCCGTGACCTGATACTTGTCCGGGGCGGTCTGGGTGCCTTCCAGTTCGGGGCTCACGCTGCGACCTCCCCGTCCTCGATGATGACCGCGCCCTCGTCATTGGTGCCGACCCGCTCGATCCAAATCTGGAAGTCGTTGGCCTCGGCCATGCGGGAGACGAGGTCGAGGCTGTTGGCGTCGAGCAGGGAACCGTCCCTGATGTGCATGACGCGCAGCTCCGGGTTGAGGGCCATGCCCATCGCCGTGCTGATGCGAAGCTGCTCCGCGGAGGATGCCTGCTGGAAGGGGACCCCGTTGTAAACGACGCCGGTGTCATCGAACCCGAGCCCGGTGATGGGGTAGACCGCGTCCGCGAGGCCCTTCGCCTTCGTGGTGTCCAGCTGCTCGATTTCCGCGGTGAGCCGGTCGGCCCGCTCCTCCGTGCTGGCCCGTTCCGCGAGCTTGGCCTGCCGTTCCAGCTTCGCCCGGACGTTGGCGTTGATGTTGTCCACGTCGTCAAGCTTCGATTCGAGAGCGAACAGGTCGATCTGCGGGGGACGGGCCGCGAGGGCAGCGAGGTTCCCTTCAAGGTCAGCTTCGGCCTGCGCCAACTGCTCCCGAAGCTGGGTGATGCGGAGCTTGTTCGATTCAACGTCGTTGGCGATGACACGGGTGAGGCGGTTCTGTTCCTGCGCTGCACGGTACTGTTCCAGCAGCTCGGAAACGGACACTTCCTCGTCGGGGGTGCCTGCCGGGGCCGGGATCATGCCCGCGAGCTGGCCGTCGAGCTGCTTGAGCTGCCGGTTGACGTCCGTGCGCTGGTCGAACAGGCCCTTCCGCTTCGCGTCCAGCTCGTCGGGGTCGAACGGCAGCTCCACGAGTCCCATCAGGACCTCGCGCTGCTTCTTGGCATCCCACGTCGCGAACGCGAGCGGGTCGAACGCGAGCTTCCCGACCAGCTTGTCGAGGATGGACTGCGGTGAGCTGTACTTGGCCCCGTCCGCTGATTCCACGGTGAGGGTGGACTTGTCACCCTTCCACTTCCGCGTCACGATCAGGTCCCCGAGGTCCAGACGCACCATCGCTGCTTCCTCGCCGTCACGCACCGGGCGGACGGTGGCAGCGGACGCGGCACGCCCACCGAGGGCCAGCCAGATAGCGTCCAGCACGGACGACTTACCCTGCGCGTTGTTCCCGCCTACGATGACGACGCCGGTGCCGTCCGGGGTGATCCTGATGGCCTTGAGCCGCTTGATGTTCTCGACCTGCAGGCTTACGATCTTGCGTCCCATGGTTATGCCGCCTTCTGCTGTGTGGAGGCTCCCAGCAGGAAGCCGATGACCTTGGATACGAGGCTGTTCTCGTACTCGAACATGAAGTCGCGATTGTCGATCGTGCCGTCCCGGGTGAGCTTGATGTTCGGGTGGTTGTTGTTGTCGACCTTGGCCGCTTCCTCGATGTGGAAAATGACGTCCGCGAGGTAGTCCGCGTCGAGGTCCATGTCCACGTCGGCCGACAGCTTGACGCGGAACTCCTCGAACTCGTCGATGGTGTGGTCCGACCCGTGTTCCTCGACGTAGGTGGCTGCCCTGTCGCGAATGACTGCTTCGGCTTCCGCGGCGGTGAGGACCCTGCTAGGGTTGTTCATGACGGAATCCTTTCTTCCTTGGTTGGTGAATGGTTCTGTTGCAAGGCCCGCGCTTCGGTGCGGGCCTTCTTGCGTTCTAGGACGCCTTCTGGTGGCGGGCCGCTGAGCGCGAGCTGGTCTGGAACACGGGCTCATCGTCCGCTTCCACGACAGCTACCGGCGCTGCCGGGACCCGCAGGTACTCCAAGAGCCCGTCGACGTCTGCCTTGCTCATCAGGACCTTCCCCCGGGCTCCCGGGGTGTAGCTGATTTCCCGCTTGGACACGAGGCGGCGAATGGTGAAGGGGCTGATGTGCTTCAAAGCCTCCGCGACCTCCTCCGGCGTCCGAAGCGGCTCGATGGCTGCTGCCTCTACCATGCGTAGTCCTCCCATTCCGTTTCCGTTGCTGCCCAGCTCTCGTACTGGGCTTCGTTCCTTGCCGCGCGGCGCTTCGCCCGTTCCCACGCGGCCTTGATCTGCTGCGGGAGTGAGGCCTTCTTGGCGACGTGCTGGCCCTTGGTGATACTGCTCACTTGCATCCTTCCCCGCTGCGTCCCTGATGGTTGGTAGAAAAAGTACCAATGCTTGTTTTGGGTTCCCGCGGCGGCCTTGGTTGGTGGTTGGTGCGGTGGTAGTCCGCTATCGGTGAGCTATCGGTTAGCACCCGGTGAGCGGTACAACAACATTTATAGAGGAGGCTCGCCAGAAATACAAACCACTGGGCGTAATTTCACCAACTGACAGGGTACTCTGCCGGGTTGACGTGGAGAAATGTACCTATTGCTTCCTAGGATGACCGTGGATAGTTTGATGCTTATACACCAACTATTGGGCGGCGACGTCCAGATGGGGAGACAAAACGTGTCACGCATGAACCCGCAGGGACCCACCCTCGCTCAGCTCATCCTCGACAGGAAGGGCGGCCGGTCCTTCGAGCGCCTATCCGAGGACTGCGGAGGTACGCCTGCTGGGCGTCGACTTCAACAGCTCGCAAGTGAGTCACGTCCTATGAAGAATTTCCCGGATCCCGATACCATTGCGGCGATGGCGCGAGGGCTCGGAGTCTCAACTACCGAGGTCGTGCTGGCCTCTGCCCGGTCACTGGGCGTCAAGGTCGCCACCGCAGACGCCACCGCCCTCGTAATCGCGGACGGTGGAACCCTGCCTGCCGTCGCACAGGAAGCCCTCCGATACCTCGGTCACGAGATGGTCAGGCTGCACGCCGAAACCATCGCCAAAGTCATGCAGTTCAAACCGAAGTCGGTTCGCCCGGCGGAGGAACAACTGCTTGCCCGGTTCGGAGGCATGGCCGCATTTATCGAGGAGGGCGACACCGTCGACCCTCTGTAATTTCATGAGGGAAACAGATGGAGTCTTTGCTTGCCGTGGCCGCCGCCATGGGCGTAGCTGTTGAATGGGAGCGATACATGCCGGAGGGGTGGAAGGGCGCTTACGATCTCGCCAGTAACGCCGTCTACCTTCTGTGGGGCTTGAGTCCGCTGACGGGAAAGTGCGTGCTGGCGCACGAGCTGGGACACGCCCACTACAGGCACTCGGGGAACAGCAGGCCCAACGAGTGGCACGCCGACAGGTGGGCGGCCCATCAGCTCATCGACAAGAGGGACTACTTCGAAGCGATCCGGGACAGCCCATCCTTGGATGAGCTGTCCCGGCGCCTGAACGTCACGCCCCACACGGCCAGCGTCTACGTGAGGACGCTTCGCGGGCCGGGCATGTTCATGGAATTTCAGCCTGTCAAGCTAGAAATGCACACACCAACATATCAAGAGGTCTGCGCCCTCGCCGCATAACCGAATACAACCGAGAGTTCCAGAGTCCAGCAGCGCGGCTCCGGGGCTCTTTTTTGTGGGGGCTTGGCGATCGTGGTTTAGTGGTGTTACAGTTTGAGTACCAACCAACCAAGGAGCCCCAGCATGTCGCACAACGAAGCCAACCCCGTCCGCGCAGCCTTCGTCAAAGAGTTCGCCGTCGTCGGCGCCGAGGTCACCTACCTCCACCCACTGGGCAAGGTCACCGGCAAGGTCACCCGCACCACCGAGGCAAGCGTCTGGGCAGCCCTCGACCTGCCGACCGGCAAGACCGTCACGTTCCGCTTCACCCAGCGCCAGAACGGCGAGTACATCATGCACGGCAATGGGAAGTACGGGGCCGTCCTGTATTTCGTGGGCTCCAACGAGGTTGTATGGGCGCGGGCGGCCGAGGCCCGCAAGGCCCGCGAAACCCGGGCTTGTGCCTAATGGTTTAGTGGTGTTACACTTTTATCACAAGGACAAACCAGCCAAGGAGTCACCATGGGAACCATCACCACCGCCGAAGCGCTTCGCACCGTAGCCGTCACCGTCGACACCGCCCTCGAAAACATCGAGTGGAAGATTGCCAAGCAGCAGTCCTACATCGACGGAGCCCGCAAGGCCCTCGCCCGCGCCGTCAAGGCCGACATCGACAGCCAGATCGCCCGCCGCGAGGAAGAGCTGCAGGAGGAGCTGGACAAGATGGCCGAGCTGGAAGCCGAAGCCGCCCCGCTCTACCGCATCTACAACGCAGCACCGTGGACCCGGTACATCTACGTCCCCAACGGCCACGTCCACGCTGGAACCTACTGCTCCACCCTGCGCCCCACCACCCAGATCATGCGCCTCGCCGAGTACAGCGGCTCCACCCGCGAACAGCTCGTCGAAGCCGCCGGTGAGGTCGCCTGCACCGTCTGCTTCCCGGACGCCCCGGTCAACAAGCCCACCACCATCGGCGTCTACGTCAAGGAACGCGAGGAGCGCGAAGCCGAAGCCGCCGCCAAGGCCGAAGCCAAGGCCGCCGCAGACGCCCAGAAGATCGCCTTCGCGGGCGGGACGTTCAAGACCCTCCGGGCCGCGGAGAACGCCATTAGCTGGGAGATGGAAACGTTCGTCTCCCGCAGCTACCAAGAGGGTGTCGACGAGGCTCACACGCAGCACCTCCGGAACCTCGCCGCCGAGGACCGGGCAACCATCGAAACCATCGCGGACGCCATCATCACCGTTCACCCGGAATGGGACCGGGCCGGAGTCCTCGCCAAGAAGTTCGACGCCAAGGCCAAGGTCTTCCGCAAGGCGGGCTACACCATCCCGGCAGACGCCAGCTACTAGGCCCCTCGCGGGCCGGGGCGCCCGCTCCGGCCCAATCACCCACCAAGCCCCGGGCGGGGGCTGCACGCCCCCGCCTCACCCCGCACAACCAAGGAGAACCATCGTGAACATCACCAACGAAACCACCATCACCTCCACCATCACGGTCAGGAAGATCGAAATCGCCGACGGGCCGCTGGTCAAGACCAAGCTGCACGAGTACACCAAGGGCACCTTTAGGGTCGAGAGCGTGGAGTACAGCCGCATCGACGGCGCGGAACCCACCGGCGTCACGCTGCGCGGCCCGCGGTTCAACGAGGACGGCTCCCCAGACACGAAGCAGACCGACGGCGTCCTGACCGTGAAGTGGGAGAAGCCCTTCACCGGCGAGCTGGCTTTCCTCAACGAGCTGGTCGACTAGCACCCGCGGCAGGCGGGAGCCTCACAGCCCCGCCTGCCGGGCTTGTCCGCTTCGGTAGAATGGTGTTACACTTTAGTCACAAGGCAAACACCAACCAAGGAGCCAACATGCAGACCTACAACATCAACCTCGTCCAGTCCGAATACCTCACCAACCTCTCGCAGGCAGCCCGGAACTACAAGGACACCCTCGCCGAGGTTCAGCGCTACGTGGAACGCGAGCTGGAATACATGGCGGCCGGTCGCTTCGACCACGGTCGCCACCACCAGCTCATCGGCGAGCTGGGGCTCAACAAGCAGGTCCTGCAGACCACCCTCGAAGCATGGCGCTACACCATGGCCGACATGGACGCCACGGAGCGGGAGAACCTGCTCAAGATCGCAATGGGCGGCACCGAGTTCTTCTTCGCTCCCGCCGAGAGCTAGCCACAAGCCCGGGCGGGGAAACTCGCCCGGGCTTGGTGTTCTCGCTGTAATGGTGTTACACTTTACTCGTAAGGCAAACCAACCAAGGAAGAAGGCCACCATGTCCACCATCAAGGCAGTCATCATCGACGCAGACCGCGGCGAAGCAATCCTCGTCACCAACATCGAGTCCAGCCTCACCGAAGCACAGAAGATCGTCGGCGGCTGGATCGAAGGACTCCCCAGCGACACCGAAGCAGGCTGGGTCGCCTACGGCAACGAGGAAGCCAAGAACCAGAGCCTGCCGGTCAACGACCGCGCACACCACGCCCTCGTGCAGCTCGGTGGCCACAACCCGGAAGACATGCTCCGCGGCACCGTCCTCATCGTCGGCTTCAACGACGAAGGCGAATGGACGGACGTACCGGAGTCCTTCATCGAGAAGCTGCAGGAAGCGGAACTGTTCCGCCCCGGCAACTAACCACCACCCACCGGCGGGGGCCAACCGGCCCCCGCCCCACCCATCAGCCAAGGAGAACCCACCATGTCCCAGTCAGCAGCCGCAGCAGCCCCGCTCACCTTCCAGATCGAGAAGGACTACGAGGAGGAAGCTCGCCCGCTCACCACCCGCCAGATCGCCGTCCTCAACGCCCTGCACGACAACCTCGTGATGACGGTGCCGTTCGACGTCCTGCCCCCGGTGGAAGGCAACGACGACATCACCGCGTCGGCCGAGTGGGACGGCAGCTCGCGCTTCCTCGTTGAGGTCGACCCGGAAGGGTTCCTTGTGCGCGTCGCCGTCCGCTTCAAGATCGCCGGTCACACTGACTGGCTCAACCTCTCCCGCACCGACCGCACCACCTACTTCTACGACCGCGTCAAGCTCGTCGCCCGCGACGCCCGCCGCACCGTCCCCACAGACGCCCAGTAAGGATCCCAGAGCGTGAAGATCACCGAAGAAGAAGCCGTCCGCCTCCTCAACGCCACTGCCGACGCCCCCGGCAGGGTCATGGACATGGGATACCTGAACGGAACGCTGCTGGACACGCCCCAAAACGCTTGGGCAGTCGCCCTCGTCAACGAATGGCGTGCAGCGGACCCCGTCGCACGGGTCGCCGAGTACCTGCGGCAGCGCAAGCGGCTGGACAAGACGCAAGGCGACGTCATCCACGGCGTCCACTCGGACCCCGAGGCCGAGATGGTCCAGCTCACCATCGAGGACCTTGAAGCGGTCCTCACCATCGCACAGAAGAAAGGAGCCTGACCGTGGCATCCGATCCCGTCTACTCACTCAAGGAACTCGCCGACAAGACCGGCATCGAGTACAACACCCTCCGGCAGTGGAAGAACCGCGGCAAGCTCCCCGAGCCGACCTTCCACTTCGGACAGTCCCCGGCATGGTCCGGCAAGCCCATCGAAGAATGGCTGGCCAGCAACCCGAAGCCCGGAGCCCTTCACAACAGGAAAGCCAGTTAGCCATGGCCTACTGCGCGGACCCCCGAAACCATCGCGGAGCATGGTACGCCGACGCGGGAGGGTTCACGCACTTCGACTCGCGGCGGGGGAAGATCGTCCCCTCGCGAACGGCGTGGATGCACTGCCAGATTTGTCACCGCCACTGGGGAACCACGAACCGGAACCTGATCGCGTCACTCCCCACCGAGCCGCCGTCCTGCACCGACCCCCACCTCTGGAAGTACAACGAGACGTTCACCTCCCGGCAGTGCCAGCGGTGCGGGGTGGAACAGCTCAAGCCCCGGTGCTAGCCCCAGAGGTCGTCGTTGGAGACACCCTCGCCATCATCGGCGATGACTTCAACGGCGACCTCCTGCAGTGCAAGCTGCGGCCCCGTCCCGAGCGCACGGTCCAGCGCCTCAGCCGCGTGCTTCTGAGCCCGGTGCGTCAGGTGCCCGTAGACGCCGGTCGTGGTCGTGATGGACTCGTGCCCAAGCCGACGAGAGACAGCGAAAATGTCGACACCCTCGTCCAGTAGCCAGCTCGCGTGCGAGTGGCGCAGGTGGTGGATTTTCGGCCGATGGCGGAGGGGATACGGGTTCTCCTCAGTCTTGGTCATGGCCCGGGTCACCGCAGGCGCCCAGACCCGGCCCTGAAAGTTCCGGTAGGTCACGTGCCCGCGCCCGGAGGCGTTGAGCATCAGGAACTCCTCCGGCTTCCGCCCGTCCACCAGCTCCGCGAGGACACCAGCCAGCGACCGGCCCACCGTCACGTCACGCACCGACCGGGAGGACTTCGGCCGGTCTATCTCATAGATGTTCCCCGGGCGCCGCTTCCACGACTTGTCGATCACCACGTAGGGCACCACCGCGTCGAGGACGATGTCGTCCACGCGCAGCGCCGTCGCCTCCGACCAACGCATCCCCGTCCCCGCCAGCAGCTCCACCATCGGACGCCACCGCGCCGGGAATTGCTCGAGTAGCAAGTTGTACTGGAACACCTCAAGGAACATCAGCCGGTCATCGCGCCGGTCACGCTCCGGGAGCCGGATGCCCTTCGCCGGGTTATCCGGCCGGACCCCGTCCTCAATCGCCGTCGTCAGCGCAGCGGACAGCAGCCCGTGACGGTTCATGATCGACTTCGCCGACGCCCCCGAGCCCTCCTGCTTGTTCACCCACTCACGCACCCGGCGACGGGTCAGCTGCTTCACCTTGATCGCACCAAGGTCAGGAGCGATATGCAGGCGAAGGTCCCGCCGGTAATCATCACGGGTCCGGTCCTCAACACCAGTCAGCCCCGCGATATGCTCCCGCACGGCCTCCGCCACGGTCGGGCCCTCACCCTTGGCCAGCCGTGCCGCTTTCGTCGCGAGGGTCAGCGACTGCCCGTTCGCGTCCAAGAACTCCTTGAAGCGCAGCGCCTCCGACTCATCATCGAAGCCCCGCGACGTCTGCGTTCCCTTGTCACGCCACAGGACGTAAAAGCTCGTCGAGCCGTCCTTGCGTTTGTGTGTTCTGATGCTCGCCATATGTACCTATTGGGCCACCCGTTTCAACAGAAATGGCCACTTTTTCAACATGCCCTAAAACAGCCCTTATGGCAGTAGGGGAAAAGTGGAGCGGGCGACGGGAATCGAACCCGTTCTTGCCCTTGTGAGGTGGCCCCTCCTTCCTTGGTCTATAGCGGAATACTAGCCGACCGACCACGGACCGAGAGTGGACCGGATGCTGTCCGGTGTTGAAAGTTTCAACAGCCCTGTTAACGACGAAAGGACCCCCACCCTCGAAAGGGTGGGGGTCCAGTCATCCCGGCCGCCGGGAGCGAAGCGGCGGACGGAAGATCACTTCACAGGGACGGTCACGTCCCCGCTGTCGGCCATGAGCGCCGCGAAGTCCTCGTAGGTGAGCTTGAACTTGCCGGACAAGCCCCAGCCCTTCCCCCACGAGTTGAGGAACACCAGTTCCTTGCCGGTGTCCCCGATGCACAGAATCTCGTGGCCGCCCACGACGTTCCCGTCGGGGTGGACGAAGCCCTGCGCGTCAGGGGTGAACATGGACTGATGCCAGCTCGTGCCGAACAGGAACGGGGAGAGCTGCAGCGCGCCGAGGGCCTGCTCCACACTGAATGCGTGCGTGTAGGAGCTGATGTAGCCCTTGGCCTTGGCGGCCTTCGCGACGGAGAGGCCGTCGCTGCCCGTGTCTTCCGGTGGGTAGTGCCCGGGGATGCTGTCGAGCGCCGTGGCGGCCGAGTAGATCGCCACGGCGTCCGCCTCGGTGAGCAGCCGGGTCCGGGGCTTGTGGAACGGGGCCGTGTTCAGCGCCTGCGCCATGGCGTTGCCGGTGCATGATCCGAGCTGCCCCTGATCGAGGACCGGCCCGTAGTGCCGGTGGAGGACCGGCTTGCGGGTGGGGGCCACGACCGCTTGATACGCCCGGGAGCGCGGGTCGTGGTTGACGTGCCGCCCGAGGGGCCTGACCTCGGTCACGCTGCAGCCCGGGGAGGGTACAGCTGTACGACGTTCGCCACGCCCGTCGGCGCGGGGTCCTGCGGTGGTGTCGGGTCCTGCAGCGGGGCGGTGACGAGGGTGTTCTGAGCAGCAGCGGAGACGCCGGACTTCTTCCAGACCTTGTAGTAGGCGGCGATGGAGAGGATGAAGCCGCCGAGCCCGGTCAGGAGCGCCTGCGCGAGGTCATACGGGGCGCCGGTGTCATGCGCGTTCAGGACGCCCGTCGCGAGGGTCGTCGCGAGGGTGAGGATGGCCAGCAGCAGCGTCTTGACGCCGTTGCGGGTGACCTCGGTCGTGACAAGGTCGATCAGGACCGGGAGCAGGAACTGGACGGCCAGCGCGAGCAGCGCCCAGCCGGTGAAGTGGAACAGGATCACTTGGTGCCTCCTTCGTTGTCGACGTGGAGGGTGCTGGTGACGGTGAGCTGGCCAAGGGCCTTCTGCACGCCTTCCTCGACCAGCTCCACGAACTCCACGGGGTCCGTCGCGTTCGGGGCCTGCGCCGCGGCCAGCTTGCCGACCACGGTGACCAGCCCGGCGAGGATGGCCTGCTGCTGCAGCAGCAGGGTCTTGCAGTCGGCGATCTCCTGAATGACGGCGATCTTCTTACCGTCACGGATCACGGGCCGGTCCAGAACCGTGCCGACGAACTGGAACAGGGACAGCCCGCCCGGAGTGGAGTCGCCGCCGTTGATGATGGAGTCGTAGCAGAAGTCGAGCTTCTGCTGGTTCCCGAGTTCCTTTGCCTTTGGTGCCATGATGTGTCTCCTTACGGGATGGACAGGCCGAGGTCGAGCAGGAATAGCTCGTCGGCCGTGTGGGTGGTGGGGGTGGTGGTGCCGAAGAACTGGCGCGGGTCGACGCGGCCGTAGATGAGCCCGCCGCCGGAGCGGTAGGACATGTCCACGAGCGCTTCGACGTGCAGGTGCGGCTCAAGGGTTTCGGTCTTGGACTTGGTGTTGCCGGAGTAGGCGATCAGGTCGCCCTCGCGCACCACGGTCCCGGCAGGTGCCGGGTCGTTGTTCGAGAGGTGGCCGTAGAGGGTGTACAGCAGCCCGTCCGCGCGGTTGTCGTGCCTGATGACGGTGAGGATGCCGGGGAAGCGCTTGTAGACGTAGAAGCGCTGCCGGTAGCCCCAGTCGCTGTCATCCCCGGCCATGTCCTCGGCCCAGCCCGCCCAGACGACGGTGCCGTCCGCGATGGCGTGGACCGGGGTGCCGATGGGGCAGGCTTCGTCCTCTCCGGCGTGACCGAAGGGCTGGTAATTGCCGTACAGCCAGACGTAGTAGCCCATGCCGGAGTTGGGGTCGGAGTTCGCGACGACGCCCTGCGTGGCGCCCTCACCGAACCTCTGGGAGGTTTCAAATTCAGCCGCTACGGGCCTCATGGCGGTCCTTTCATGTGGTGGCGGTGGCCGTCGCGACGACAGCCGGTGGGGTGCAGGAGGCGATGTGCGCGAGGAAGGTTTTCTCGATGACGTCCAGCCGGGCCTTGCTGTCGATGCCCTCAGCGTGGAGGTCCCGGATGCGGTCCTTGATGGAGCCGCCGTGGTTCGGGCGCAGCTCGGCGAGGACTTCGTGATGGTCCATCTGGGTCGCCCGGATTTCAGCCAGCGCCTTGTCCGTGGCTTGCGCGGCTTTCTCGGAGGTTTGCATCCTGACCATGAGCCCGGGCCGGGCCTCGACCCCGGGGCGTGCTTCCTCGCCGACGAGGTCGTTGACGAGGTGGGTGAGTTTCTTCACCCATGGGCTGGCGGCCTTCCAGCCCTTCTTGATCTTCGTGACGAGGTAGCCCACGGCGGCCAGCACTGCTCCAATCGTCGCGAGGATGGGGAACTGGTCAGTGAGCCCTGCCAGCAGGTCGGCCATTAGATGACGTCCCATGTGTGGGAGACGGACATGATGTAGAGGTTCGCGGCCGCGCCGGAGATGGTGGAGGACAGCGCGAACGTGATGTTGCCGGTGGAGTCGATACCGGCCCAGCCCGGGACCGGGTTGCTGCCCGAGGTCGTGGCCCACGTAATCGGGAAACGCTCGGCTTGGTTCGCCGGTGGGGCGTAGCCGGAGGGCAGGGTCCCGAGGGTGTAGTTGGTGCCCGCGGTCCATGTCGTCGTGCCGACGTTCGTGAAGGCCCCGTTCAGGACCGCACGGTTACGAACACGGCGGACCTTGACCGACCGGAACCCGGTCGCGCTCGTGTACAGGGCGTTCGGGGTGACGGAGACGGCGACGCCCTCACCGACGTAGAACAGTGACTTCATGGTGATGTTGGCGTTCACGATGGTGGTCGCGTTCGCCGCGACAGCGATGGTGGCCAGCGCAATCGAGTTCGCCGGGACGGTGGGTTCCACCGGGGTCGCTGCGGGGGTGCCCGTGACGACGTACAGGTCGATGCTGTCCGTGGCGCCGGAGTAGAAGGAGTCCTTGACGCAGAGGTAGACGACGTCGATGCGCGGGTTCGTGGGGTCCGACGCTGCGATGGTCTTGGTCACCGCCGCGTCGTTCAGACCGAAGTACATGCCCTGCTTCGAGTACGTCTGCCCGGACAGGTTCGAGACGTTCGTGCCCGGAATCCAGCAGCGGCCCACACTGACGGAGACGGCCATCGACGGGGTGCCGGTCTGGGTGACGTTGAAGTCGCCGGGCTGCTGAATGCCTCCGGCGTTGGGCAGGAGCGAGGAGACCGCCTGCCGGAAGATTTCCGCGGAGTGCGCCGTGTTCTGCAGCGCGAAGGGGACGGAGGACAGTGCCATGCGGCGTGCCGCCTTTCTGTGTGTTGCGTTGTCCTCTCCGCGGAGAGGATGTTAATTTGCGGTTATGGAGATGAAAAAGACCCTCAGCATCGCGGCCCTTGCGGTCGCCCTCACGGCAGGCACGTTCGCCGTAGCCCACGCAGCAGACACCTTCCCGGCACAGGAAACGGCGGTGGTTTCCCCCACGGAATCGGCCCCTGCAGTCGAGACGCCCGCCCCGGCAGAGACACCGGCGACGGAGGCCCCGGTGGTGGTGGAGCCCGTCGCGGACGCCCCAGCACCAGCAGCGCCGGAGCAGCCCGTCGCGCCGCCCGCCCCGCCCGTGGTGGAGCCCGCGCCCGTGGTCGAAGCCCCTGCCCCGGTCGTGGTCGAGCCCGCCCCGGTCTACGTGCCGCCCGCTCCCGTGGCTCCTGCCCCGGTCGTCCCGGCAGCACCGGCCCCGGTGGTTCCCGCAGCCCCGGCCCCGGCCCCGGTCATGCAGCAGCCCGTTCCGCCGGTGTCGATGACCGCGCCGGACCCGTCGCTGAATGGCCAGTTCACGTCCGCGAAGAACGCCCCGGCAGACCCGCCGAAGCCTCCGGGGGCCTAAACGTAGGGAGCCTCCGGGACAGGCTCATTGAAGATAGGAGGAGGCGGGGCCGGTGGCCCCGCCTTTTCCGTGCCCTCGTCCTGCGGTGGGGGCGGGGGTGCCATGGTTTCCTTCGGCCCCTCGACGATGAAGTCGATGGGCTCGTCCGGGTTCGTGGACTTACGCACGGCCTTGACCAGCCAGTCGAACTCCTGCCCGGGGTCCCCGTAGGCGGTGAAGGCGTTTCCGCTGATCCGGGACGCCCCGAGCGGGGTCGTGACGCGGCCGACGCCGGTGAGCTGGACGTTCCGGTCCCGCTCGTATGTCAGGGCCTCGAAATACTCTGGGAGGTTGACCAGCAGCTCGCCGTTCTCGTCCAGCGTCCCGCTGCCCCAGTATTCGACCCCGTTGTGCGGGGACTCCGTGGAGGCGTGCTTGAGGGACCAGCCCGGCTTGGTGGGGTGGTCCATGACGAAGTTCTTCGTGCCGGACACCGTCAGGCCGCCGATGACCAGCACCGGGCCCGTGGAGGAGGTCGTGTAGACCCCGCACGTCGCGGCCCAGTTCCCGAGGTAGAAGGTCCCGGCATAGGAGACGTTCAGGTACGCCGCGCCGCCGCCGGAGGTTCCGTAGGCTTTCATCCAGCCGCCGGTGTCCTTGGCTGAGATGACGGTCTGGGATCCCGAGTTGGTGGAGGTCTTGGGACCGTACAGCAGCCACTCGTTATAGGACTGCAGCATCGTGGCCCCGTAGGTCTGGACCCCGCCGCCGTCCGTGGTGATCCACGAGATAGTCGGGACCGTGTTACCGGACACCGCCCCGGCGTTGAGGCCGAGCTGCCCGACGTCGGAGTAAATCCACATGCCGCCGTCGTCGGTGTTGATCCGGGTGACCTCCGTCCCTGACGCCGAAAAGACGTGCAGCCCGCCAGCGTCGGTCAGCAGACCCTTCCCGCCCGTCTGCCCGGTGGAGGCGTTCAGGAGCATCGGCTGGGTCGCGAGGGCCGCAAGAATGCCCTCGATCCTCTTGATACGGGTCCCGAGGTCGTATTCGGGGCCGAGTACAGCGTTGACCATGGGGGCTCCTTAGAAGACGGGTGGCTTGTTGAGGGTCAGGGTGTAGGTGGCCGTCTCGGAGTCCTTGATGTCCACCGAGTAGGCCGCGATCCGCCACCATTCCGCCTTGCCCTTCGGGAACCAGACGGACTTCGACGCCGTCACGTAGACGTCATCGCCGATGGTGAAGGAGCCCAGCGGGAGGGGGGCGTAATCGGCGGGCAGGGTCACCGTGGGGACGGTGACGGGGTCCCCGTAAATCTGGACCTGCCCGTTCGCGATGGCCTGCAGTTGCGGCTGCGAGCTGACTTGTGAGTATTGATAGACCTGCTCAAGGAGCGGGGACTGGGCCGCGCCGCCGATCTTCTTGAGGCTGTAGCCCCGGGCGGCTGGCTGGGCGCCGCCGGACCCTGCGCCGACGACGACGATCTGGTTCCCTGCAGCTTCCCCGTCCGTGGGCCACGTCCAGTCGGCGGAGTCGAGGTTCACCGCGGCGGTCGAGGTGTTCTGGTCGCGGCCTGCCCGCGGGGCACAGATGACGAGGGTGTGACGGGGGACCCCGTTCACGAAGGCGTCCTCCACGTAGTAGTCCACGCCGCCGGTGCCCGGCGTCGCGGCCGCGGTGAGGTCGGCCATGATCTGCGCCGCTGTCGTGTACTGGTTCGCCGTATAGGCGGGCGTGAACGCGGGCGGCGGGTTCGATACTTGCTTGCGGGTCCCGAGCCAGATGTTCGCCCCGACCCTCGCCTGCACGTCCGTCACGACGGCCGCCATCAGGTCCGTGGGGGAGATGGGGGTCGTGTAGTTCGTCGCGGAGGTGACGTGGTTGAAGTAGCTGGTGAGCGCCTTCCCACGGATGGGCATGGTGAACGAGTTGCTGGTCATGGTCGGCGCCCACATGATCGCCGAGTGCAGGATGGTGGTGGAGTCGTTCGCGGTGATGATGACCTTGAACGGCAGCCCGTCCAGCCCCTGAATGACGCGGGTGAGCTTGGAGACTTGCGGGTCCGTCAGGGACAGCGAAATCGACGACTCACCGGCGTCGTTCAGGCGCACAGCATAGGAGACGCCCTTGGCCGGAAGGTGGGTAAGCAGGGTGTTCGCGCACAGGTCCCATGCTTGGACTCCGAAGGACAAGGACGTCCCCTTTCGTTAGATGACTGAGTAGGTGTTGAGCATGTAGACGCTCATGGTTCCCGCGACGCTGACCGAGTCCGAGGACGTGAACCCGAACGAGGAGTCCCCGGGCGGGCAGGCGAAGAAGGAGCTGCCCACATCGACGGCGTTGTTACGGTTCGCGCCGTTGAAGGTGACGACCTTGTTCTGCATGTCGAGCAGCAGCACGTCGCCCGCTTTCAGGGTGAGGTTGATGCTCATGTACTCGCCCGTCGACTGCAGCGTGACCCGGGGCCGGGTGCAGGGGCCGGTGATCTTGATGACCGCGAACGTCTGGTAGTCCCCGGCGTTGGTCAGCAGCACGGACCCGCCCGAGGAGTAGCCGAAGCTGAACGGCGGTGTCGCCGGGAACGTCAGCCCGCCCACCGGGTTCGGGAGCCCGCAGCTTCCCGTCTGCAGCGCCTCGTCGTAGAGGACCCCGTCCGGGACCTTCCATTCGGCGGCGATGGACGGGTTCCGCAGCGAATACTGCTTGTCTACCGGCAGGGCCAGCCGGGAGGGCCTGCCGAGCAGCATCAGCGGCCCGGCCCGGCCCGGGAGCTGGACGAGGATCGAGGACACCGGCTTGGACCCTGCCGTGGCGATGTTCGACAGGTACTCACCCGCGGACATGATTTCGTCGCTGGCGTTCCTGATGTTCTGGAAGTTCCGGGTGACCATCTTGATCGCGGCCTCCATGTCGCCGGGATCGAAGATTTCGAAGTTGAACGCCACGCGCCGGGAGCTGAGGTAGGACGGGCCGGACAGGGTGCCGTCCGACTGGCCGCGCTGGGTGTCCCCGTCGTTCATGTCAGGCAGCGACCGGAGCCCGTTGATGTCCTTGAGCCCGACCACGGTGCCCGCGCCCACGATGGTCCCGGGCGCGAGCTGCAGTTGGTAGTCCTGCAGCGGCACGGACAGGTACTCGTAGGACAGGGAGTTGTTCGCCGTGCCTGACCAGCCGTAGGACAGGGTCGCGGCCGGTGAGTAGCCGACCGCCTGCGCCGGTGCGCTAGCCCCTGAGAAGTAGTCCCCCACGGTCGGGGCGAACTCGATCACGGCGAGGGCGTACTGGAACGTCTCGCCCGCAGCGATGGTACTGCCCGGGGACTGCGGCCATGCCCACATTTGGACGTTCGTGAACGTGCCGGTCGCGACCCGGTTCTCGGCCTTGATATAGGTCCATGTGTTCGCCGGAACTGAGGTCAGCGTCGGGTCATCGGTGACGACCGTCGTGGACCCGTTGCGGGCCCGAACCAGCATCTTGAAGGTGTGGGCCACGCTGCACTTGATCCACAACCCACCTGACACCGCTTGCCCGGCCTGCCCGGAGAGGGTGCCGGTGGTGTACGTGATGCCCGCCGAACCACCAGTTGACGCCGCGGTCTGGATGGACTTGAGCGAGAACGACCCGCCCGGAGGGGCGTCTGAGGACTGATAGCAGCCGCCGACGCCTCCGGTGCCCGCGGAGTAGCCCTGCATGGTCACGTTCCTGCCGGTCTCGTTGCTGGTTGAAGCGTGCGCCGTGCCGGACCATGTGTAGGTGAAGTCACCGGACGGGTCCACTGAGCTGCCATCGAAGTAGCTGGACACGCGCCATTCAGCGTCCGACTGCGTGGGGCCGGTGGCCGCGTGCCATGCGTCTGTCGAGAACGCCGAAGCGTCAACGACGGGAACGGTGCCAGCGGCGTTGTCGTAGAAGTAGATCAGCAGGCGGGCCTTGACGGCGTCCGTGGGGGCAAGCCCCGACACGAGGTAACGGGCGCCGCCCGTGGTGCCGTTCGGAACTTGGTAGATAGGACTGTAGGCGTTGGCGGAGCCCGCGGTGGTGTAAGCCCCGCCCGCGTCAAGCCACAGGATCGCGAGCTTGGCGTAGCGGGACCCCGTGGACCAGCGAACGTTCGCGGCGAACGCCGTGTATACGGAGGCCGTGATGTCGACGTCTTGGTAGACAAAGCAGTTGATCTGCGCCCCGGTGCCGACCGTCATGACCATTGCGTTCGAGCCAGCTACCACCATGGGGGCGTAGGTGTTCTGCGTCAGGGTAAGGACCGAGGACTTGCCCACGCCGCTCACGCCCGTCTCGAAGGACGGGTTCGCGACGAGGTTAGTGCGGAAGGTGGTGGTGGCCCCGGTGAGGGTCACCATGTCGGGGTTGGTGGCGTAGTTGGTGCGCCGGATTCTTACTGTTGGTGCGGCCAATTACGCCACCCTCCCTCTATGTTGTTATGACTTCTGCCTGATCTCCCAGCCCAGCTCCGCGGCGATGTCGCGTGCTGAGGCGTTCGTTTGGGTGGTCAGGTAGAACTTGTTGTGGTTGACCGTGACAGGCCCGCCCTGCCCCGCCTGCGACGGCATCGCGACCCCCGCATACGCAGCGGCCGGTGCCGACTGGGCGGCAGCGAACAGGTCGTCCATGTTGGCCCCGCTGTTGATGGCCTTGAGCCATGGCAGGTTCCGCTTCGTGGCGGGCTCGTTGGTGATGTACTCCCCGGAGCGAACCTTGAGCGGCTTGCCCCCGACCATCGCCAGAATGTTGTCCACACTGGGCTTCTTCGGAGGGGTTCCCGGCACGACGCCGCCGGTGTACATGCCCATGATGTCGCTGACCGCGCCACCGGTGAACCCGCCCGGGCCGCCGTTCTGCGCAGCGTCAAGCTGCGCCCGGCCATGCTCGGTGATTTCGATGGTGATCCTCTTGTACGCCGGAATATCGTCGACGGCGCCCTTGATTTCCTGCGCCTTCTTCTTGGCGTACTCGTCGATCCACGTGTCGATCTTCACGTCCTTCGGGATCCCGAGAGTCGCGGCCGCGAGGTCCCGGGCCTTGTCCTCACCCATCCCGAAGCCCTTGGCCGTGGTGACCATGCCGTTATACGTGTCCCACAGTGACTTCGTGACGTCCTGCTGGGACTTGGTCACGTCCCCGGAGAACGCCTTCGCGACGTCAAGACCGGCCCGCATGGTTTCACCCATCGCCTTCGCGGCCTTGCCACCGGCCTCCGTGGTCAGGTCGAAGTCCGTGCCGTTCTGGTTCAGCACGGCCCCCATCTGCCCGTTCGCCGCCGTCACCTCAGCAGCGGTCTTGGCCACCTCGCGCAGCTTCTCACTGAAGTTCACCGTCGCGTCACGGCTGGACAGGGAAGCGAGCCCGGTAGCGACCATCCCGTCGACCACCTTGTCCAGCTTCTCCGCCGTACCCTCAGCCGAGACACCGGCGTCGTCGAGGGACTTCTGCAGGTCCTCGGTCTTCTGCGCGGCGGACTTGGTAGCCCCGCCGAGCCCGCCTGAGGCGGCCATGGCCTTCTGCATCGCCTCCGGGATGGTCCCGCCTGCCATCTTCGCGAGGTCGTCCTCTGAGACGTGCGCGATACCGGCCGCGTCCGCGATCTTGATGAGTTCGTCCCGGTAGCCCGGCATGGCCGCGAGGGCGTCCTTCGCGCCCTTCCCGTTGGCCTCGAACTCCTTCGTGATCTTGTTGAACGCTGCCGCGGCCTGTTCCGTCTTGCCGCCGGAGGCCATCTGCCCGAGGGAGTTACCAAGGTCCTTGAACCGGTCCTCAAGCTTGGTAATCCCAGCTTCTGAGAGGCCGAGGGCCTTCGTGATCCCGTCGAAGTTCTGCCCGAACCGGTCGTAGTCGTCCTTGTTCGCCAGCCGGTGAACGGCGGACGTCAGGGAGTCAACGTCGGCAGGGGCAGCGGAGAAGAACCCGGTGTCCCACTGCTTGAAAATCTGGTCGATGTCCACACGGTCAGCGGCGGTGGCCAGCCCGCCGAGGGCGTTGCTGATCTGCTCCGCTGAGACGTCCGCCTTGGTTTCGCTGAACTTGGTCAGCGCGAACCCGAGGGTCGCCACAGCAGCGGCACCGGCGCGGAACTTCCCGTAGGTCGTGGACAGGCTCGCCGTCAGCTTGGACAGGGCCTGCCCGGAGACGATGGACCCTGCCACGAGCTGCGTGGTCGTGGCGATCTGCGCGACCCGGGCAGCGGTCCAACCCACCACCATCTTCGTCGTGGCCACGGTCGTCTGCACAGCGGCGATGGTGAGGTTGGTGATGTAGGCGCCGATGGCGAGGACCAGCGCCCCGCCGATGGTCCCGGCGATACCCAGCAGGACCGGGTCGCCTGCTTGGAAGCCATGCACGAGGTCCCGGAAGCCCGACAGGGCCTCCTTCGCCCGCGGGATCAGGGCCGTGCCGATTTCGATGCCCAGCTTCTCCATCATGCCCTTGGTCTGGTCCAGCTGGACCGCGAGGGTGTTCTGGGTGTCAGCCCACGACTCGACCTCGTCGCCGCCGTGCTTCGCGGCCTCAGTCACGGCTTCGACGTTGTTCTTGAAGCCCTCCATGTTGTGGCCGGTGAGCATCAGCGCGACCCGGAGGCCGTCCTGACCGCCCATCATTTTCGACAGTTCAGCGGTGTAGGTCGCGGCCTCGGGGCGGCCGGACTTGAGCAGGTCGTTGAAGCCCTTGGACGTTTGCGAGAGGGCCATGAACTGCTTGGCCATCGCCGACCCCTCAGCCCCGGAGGCCTGCATGGTCTTGGTGAACGACTTCTGGGACACGGACCCCTCAAGGAAGCCCTTCGCCGTCGCCCGCAGGTTCTCCGGCATTTTGCCCATCATGATGTCGAGGTCCTTGGCGGCGGTCTTGGACTGGTTCATCGAGTCCTGAATGACGCGCCCGTCAGGCCCCATGTGGGAGGTGATCGCGTCCGTCAGCATCCCGAGGGTGCCGGTCAGGCCACGCTCGCCGAGCTTCATCGACACGTCCTGCACAGACAGGCCCATCGCCTGCATTTCGCGGATCGCCGGGCCAGCCGGGTTCTGCAGGGACTGGATGGCGTGCGCGAGGTTCTGGGCGCCCTGACGGGCCGAGACGCCGTGCTGGGTGATGGTCGCGAGAGCGCCGCCCAGCTCAGCGAAGGACAGGTTCGCTTTCGCGCCCACAGGCACGAGTGAGCCCATGGCCCCGGAGAACTCCTCCATGGTCGTCTTGGCCCGACCGGAAGCGACGACGAGCTGGTTCGTGTAGCTCGCCGCGTCCTTCGCTTCGGCGTGGTAGTTGAGCATCACGTCGGTCAGGGCCCCGGTCATGGTCGCGAGGTCCACGTTTTCGGCCTTCGCGCCCTCGGCTGCCATCTTGAGGACGTGCAGGCCGTCGGCTCCGCGGTAGCCTGCCTTCTCCAAGATGTACATACCTTCGGACAGGTTCTCGGCCCCGGTGCCCGTCGCTTCGGCGATGTCGAGGATGCCGTCACGGACCATCCCGAGGTTCGCTTTCGTCTCGCCACCGGCCGTCTGCAGCAGGGTCGTCGACTTCTCAAATTCCGCTGCCATGTGGAGGGTGACACCGGCGATGATGGCACCAGCGGCGAGGGTCGCGGTCGCCGCAACCTTGCCCATGGCCGCGAGCCGGTTCCAGCTCCGGTTCATGCCCTCGACGTGCGTGGAGGACTTCATCGCCATGGCCTCGGACTCGCCGCTGACCTTCTTCATCTCCGCGAACGCCTGACCGGCGTGGGCGCGGATTTCCATGACGACGGGTGGCAGGAACGACATGGCAGGGGCCTCCGGGTGCTAGGTGAAGATGTTGGTGGGGGAGAAGGACTTCGCGGCCAGCGCGGCCGCGGCGACACGGGTGTTACGGACCGCGGGACCGAAGTAGGGGTAGGCGGGCTGCGCGAAGGTCCGACCCATGGAGTCCGTGCCCTTGAAGCCCATTTCGACGCGGCGCCCGTACTCGGTGGAGGGGCCGACGGTGGTGGTGTAGATACCGAACCCGACCCTGTTGATGCCGTCGTGCCTGATGGACCGGCGCAGGGTGCCGGTCACGATGTTCGGCTTGGAGCCGCCGACGTGCGGCTCGTTCTTCTTGTGGGCTCCCTCGAAGTTCGCCATGGCGTCCTTGATGAGCATGGAGGAGAGGGTGGCTACGGTCAGGCGCGTCTCGGCGTCGATCTTCCGGGTCGCTTTCTCGACCGCGTGCTGGAACTCCTTGATGCCCAGCCAGTCGACCGACAGGCCCACGCCTGATCCGTGTCCCACAGCCACCCTCCCGTCGTTAGTTGATCCGGGGAGGCCCCGGTGGGGGTGGTGCGCCGCTGCTCGCCGGTGACTTGGCGGGCGGCGGCTCGTTGTGAATGGCGTCAATCCGCAGCAGCCACTCCACCTCCGCGATGGGGGTGTCCATGTACTGCTCATGCGTCATCGGGAACAGCCGCCGGAAGCGGTATTCCCTCAGCCAGTCAGCAGCTTCTGGGGTTACGCCTCCGGCGCCGTCGCCTCGGTAGGCGTCACGGAGTCGACGGAGGCCCCAGTAGGGGAATCGGGGTTCTCCAACGAGGCCTCGGTGGGCTCGAAGTCATCAGTGACCGCGCCCTTGATCCGCTTGGCCCCTGCCGCGATGGCGTCAGCAATGGGGGAGGGGACGTCCATGAACTCGTCCACGCTGCGCGGCAGCGGCAGGTCGATGGTCCAGCTCTTGAGGGTGGCCCACGCCGAGGCGTATTCGATGTCGAGGAGCATGTCCGCTTCCTCGGCGGTCAGGACGAGGACGCCCTCGGGCAGGTCCGGGTTCTCGTCGACCTCGCCGGTGGGGGACACGACGGTGCGGACGCTGGCCATCTTGTTCATCAGCTCGTCGGCGCGGTAGATGAGGGACTTGACCGGCTTCTGCCTGCGCGGGGTCAGTTCGTGCTTCTCGAACAGCTCCGCAGAGCCGCCGGGGATGGTGATCGTGTAAGACATGGTGGTTCGCTCCAACCGGGGAAAGGCGAAGCGCGGGACCGCAGGTGGCGGCCCCGCGCTTCGGGGTGATTACAGCGCTGTCGCTGCGGTGTTGAGGAGGGTGGCCGAGGCCGGGGACTGCTTGCCGTCCGTGGCGTCCGTGGAGTTCATGATCGCCGCGAACGTGGACTGAATGGTCATCCAGTCCGTGGTCGACGGCTGCGGGTCCGCGGTGTTGAAGGACACCTTGGACATCGACTGCGTGAACGTGTGAATCGCGTCACCCGAGGGGGAAACCACGATGGACAGGGCGGGCATGGTGTTCGTGAACAGGTTCGTCAGGTCCGTGTCAGCGACGCCTTGGAACACGGCCGTCATCGAGCCGGAGACGGACAGCGGCCCGGCGAAGATCGCCTGCGGGTCCGTCGCGCCGTTCAGAGTCAGGATCGGCTTGACGTCCCTCTTGTACGCGACGGAGATGTCGCTGTACTTGCCGAGGTTCGCGCCACCGATGGTGATGGCCATGGACGACGGCGGCATGGGCGCTGCCGTGGTCGGGGTGTTGGTCGGGGCGTTGATGTCCGCCGCGCCCAGACCGGTCCATGTGACGTCGATGGACGGCAGTTCGTTGGCCTTGCCGTTGAACTTGAGGTCACCGAGGACGCAGCCCGGAATCTGCTTGGACTTGCCATTGCCCATGTACAGGAACACGGTGTACGACGGCGGCTGCGCGGAGCTGGTGCCCGTGCCGTTCGTGAGGGACACCTTGTGCGAGTACGGGTCAGCCGCGCCCGTGACGGTGTCCGTGCCGCCGAGGATCGCCCGGAAGTGGGAGAACACGGAGTCCGGGTAGATGTAGGTCTTGTACGAGACTTCGTCGTACCGGGTGCCGTTCTGCTGGCCGTAGTCCACGCCCATGAACCCGCGGAGGTTGTTGTCCGTGAGCTGGGTGACCTTCGGGGACCACTTCGGGCCGTCCGTTGGGATCCAGATCGTGGGGGCGGCCACGGCAACGCCGTAGGTCGTTTCCTTGGCGATGCCCAGCCACTGCAGCGAGCCGGGGTAGAAGTTGAAGGCCATTAGTCAGCGTCTCCGTTCGTTTCGTCCCCAGCACCGGCAGGCGTGGGGTCTGCAGGGCTTTCGGGGTCCGGGGTGGGTGATTGGCCCTTGCGCGGCTTTCGGACCCGCACAGGGCGTTCTGCGGGCTCTTTGGTTTCGAGGTCGGGAACTTCGGTGACCTCGTCGAGGAGCGGGTGCAGATAGGGGTCCTCGGTGCGGACGGTGTCGCCGGGCTCAACTTCGACGGTCTGACCGTCGATGAGCTCTGACGGGTTCCCGCTGGCCGGGGAGTGCCATGCGTTCGTGCAATGGATGAGGCCGGTCAGGACGCGAGGCTCCGTGCCGGTGTAGATGTAGGAGTGCATGGCACCCTTTCGCTAGCTGAACATGGTGATGTAGGAGGACGTCGAAAGGACCTGAGCGGCCCCTGTCGTCCGCTTCTTCCTCGGGTGCGTGTAGACCGGCTTCTTGCGAGGCCTCGTGTAGACAGGCTTCTTCCGGGGATGGGTGTAGACAGGTTTCTTCCGCGGCTTCGTGTAGACCGGCTTCTTGCGGGGGTGCGTGTAGACCGGCTTTTTCCTCGGGTGGGTGTAGACCGGTTTCTTCCGCGGGTGGGTATAGACGGGCTTTTTCCGCGGGTGCGTGTAATGCGGCTTCTTCCGGGGATGGGTGTAGACCGGCTTCTTGCGTTTGTAGGTCAGCTTCCGGTGCGGGTGCCACGTCCCCTTCATGCGCCGGTGGGTGGTGGCGTGCCTGACCCTGATGCTCCGATGCCGGACGATCTTGAGGGTCGAGGGACGGATGGAGCGGTGCGTACCGTGACCGGCGAGCCGTGAGCGCAGCCGTACCATCAGGCCGTCAGGATTTCGGTGACTTCAAGCTCCATCACGTTCCACGAGTGGACCTTCCCGCCGTGCAGCTTCGGCAGGTCACGGCGGATACGCAGGTCCCCGTCCGACTGCCCTGCCTGCCAGATCACGGTCCCGTCAGTTCCCATGGTCGGGTCGGCGCGGAGCCGGGCTTTGAGGGCGTCGATGAGCTGGTCCAGCCCGTCCACCCATGCGTCATTCCCGATGGGGGCGTCCGGGATCACGTATTGGTACAGGATGATGATGCCGACCTTGTAGTCGACCCGCTTGCCCACAGAGCCGGAGCCGGTGACCGTGATCCGGGTTTCGGACTCCTCGTTGATGTGCAGGTAGCAGACGGTCCCGGGCAGCCCGTCCTCGGTCGTCCACGCCTCGCCGGTGATGAACCATGGCTCATCCCGGAACATGGCGGTGATCCCGGTGGTGGGGGCAATGTAGGACGCCAGCGCGGTCCTGATGGCAGCGGCGCCCATCAGGCGGTCCTGATGTAGGGGCTGAGCTGGGCGACGGCGAGCCCGTATTCGTTCTCGCCGTTGTCCCCGAAGTCGGCCTCGTGGTCCGGCCCGCCCTGCAGGGAGCCCATCACCAGCGCGTCAGAGCCGCGGTTCTTGATGAGGGAGCTGGTCAGCAGGATCACGGCCAGCTTGATCGCGGCCGGGAACGCGGAGAGGGAGTCGTCGATGGAGTAGCCGTAGGCGGTCGGCTGCGCGAGCGTAACAGTGACCGGCCCATGCGTGACGGGAGGGTCGAAATCCGGGGCAACGTGGACTGTTTCCGTGGCAGAAGCGCTGGAAAGCGTGAGGGCTTGGCCCGGCACGATCCCGACGCCGTCGGCAACCTGCAGGGACGTGGCCCCGACGGTTGCCTGCGCGGTCAGTGTGGTGTTGGCCCAGCCGGACATGTAAGTGATGCGCGAGTAGACGCGGGAGGGGGCGTAGTAGCCGCCCCACGCTCCCGGGATGGTCAGGACGCGGGAGCCCATGCTGATCCCGTCGAGGGACTGCATGGGGGTGAGGCTGTTCGGGCCGAGGCCGAGCGCGACCTCGATGATGCCGATGATGGGGGTGTTGTCCAGCGGGGCTTTGATGGTTCCGCCGGGGCCGGTGGTGTGGTCACCGGTCTGCACGTCCACGGTCGCGCCGAGGACCTTCTGGCAGATGTTGTCAGCCATGGAGGAGGCCCGCGCGATGACGTCCTTGAGTGCCTGCGCGTTCACCTGCGGGGAGCCTCCGGGAACGAGCTGCCGGGTGTCCACGCCGTTCGGGTGGTTCTTGAACTCGTTGACGGTGATGTAGCTCCCGCGATTGGTGAGGGTCGCTGCGGTGGGATTGACGAGCATCATGGCGGGCCTCCTTGGTTACTTGGCTGCGGGCTTGCGGGCAGGTGCCTTCTTGGCTGCGGCTTCGGCCTTCTCGGCTTCTGCCTTCGCGGCCGCTTCCGCTTCCGCTTCCGCGGCGGCTTCGGCGTCTGCCTTGGCGCGTGCGTCGACTGCAGCGGCTGTCGCGGCCTCAGCTTCGGCGATGGCCTGTTCGAGCTTCTTGGCGGCTGCTGCAGCGATGGCTTCCAGCACGTCCGGGTCGGTGATGGGTTCGGGCTCGACGGGCAGTTCCAGCTCGGTCCAGCCCTGTTCGACGAACCGGGCTCCCAGCTCGTCCGGGACCTCGAACACGCCGTCAGCGTCCGGCTCGTAGACGGCGCCCTCGGTTCCGATGTGGGTGGTGCCGTCGGTGGTGGTGATACGCAATGGGGGCTCCTTGTGGGGGTGGAACTGCCCCGCCCACCGGGTGAGGGTGGGCGGGGCAGGCATAAAAAAAGACCCACCCTTTCGGGGAGCCTCAGTCGGTGCGGGCTTGGTTAGCCTGCAGCGATGTTCGAGATGACACCGCAAGCCACGGGGGCGCGGTTCACGAACGTCTCGATGGAGGAAACGTCCCACGTTTCCTTCGGGCCGCCACCGGCGCCCTCGACGTGCGCTACGCCGTAGTCCCACTGGGAGACGTCGCGCAGCGTGCGGGACTCGAAGGTGTTGGTGATGCCCGAGTTCGGGTAGTTGATGTGTTCCGTCACGGCCACGATCTGTCCGACCGGGAAGTGCGGGTCGACCACGATTTCCACCGACTGGCCGCCAGCGGCGGAGTTGATGTAACGGGCCACCGAAGCGCCGCCGGTCATGCCGACACGTCCACCGGAGTCCGGCTGCAGGTAGGTCGAGGCAGCGCCGGACGCGGTGATGCGCGAGGCGATGTCCTTGGCCTGCTGGCCGTTCATGATGAACGCGGACGGGGACAGGTTGGTGCGGTTGAACAGGTCCAGCAGCAGGTCATCCAGCTCCTTGACGCCCTGACCGGAGGTGGTCAGCTGTGCGCCGTCGATGGAGCGGAACGTCGCGCCGGAGTCCACGCCGGAGCCTGCCGACACGAGGCCGGAGGTGCCGTAGTCGCCGGACAGGGTCGCGAACAGGCCGTTGAACGAGTTCTGCTGGTTGTAGCTCGCGTCCACGGTCGGAACCGCGGTCGGGGCCGTGGCGGACAGCGACGGGATGTTCGTCGGTGCAGGCTGGTTCGCGCCCGGGATGGACGTGATGACGAGCTTGTTGACCGTGGTCGTGGTCAGGTACTTCTCAGTACCTGCCGAGGAGCCAACGAACCAGTCGTAGGCCACGGCACCGCGCACGGAGGCGACGGTCGCGGTCACGGAGTTGGTCGTGCCCGCGGACACGGTCACGTTCGCCGCAGCCGCAGCGGCGCCGGAGCCGCCCCAGTAGAAGTTGTACGGGGAGCGGGCAGCAACGCGGACGAACACGTTCGCAGAAGCGCCGATGGTGCCGCCGGTGCCGGACGCGGTCAGGACCGCGGAGCTGATGGCCGGGAGGGCGAAGGCCTGACCGCCGAGGTGGGCCTTGTTCGCGCCGATGCGCCACTGACCGAGGGTGCCTGCCACGGCGATTGCCTTGGTGTCGGCGTAGCCCTGAGCGAGGTCGCGGCTGTCGAGGGTGTACTCGCCAGCCATGCGGAGAGGCCGGTACGGTGCGAACACGTCGAGTTCGTTGAACTTGACCTTGCCGCCGCCAGCTTCGAGCCCGGAGAACGGGTTCGGCTGGGCGTTGTTGATGTTGGTCAGGGCCTTCCACTGGGCGACCTGAGCGCCCTTGCCGCCGACGCGGGAGACGCGGTCGAACCACGGGGTGTTGACCGGGATGAGGCTGATGAGGCCGGAGAGGTCGTAGCCGGTGATACCGGTCGCGACGGTCACACCGGTCGTCTGGGCCTTCTTGATTTCCTCGATGGTCTCGGTGGAGAGCTGTTCGAGAGCTGCAGTCACAGCGGGGCTCCTTTCAGGGAAGCGGGTTAGGGGTGGGGTTAGTTACCGGCCCAGATGGACTTGATGCCATCGGCCAGCACGTTCATTCCTCCGGGGGCACCCTGCGCTCCGGCGGACTTCTGGATAAGTCCCTCTGCCGTTGCGCCTCCTGCCTGACCGCGAAGCATTGCTTGGGTCCCGTTGCCGGGAACCTGACCGGCCAGAACAGGGCCGGAATCTACGGGGGTGTCCTCAAGCTGCTTGATGCGCTTGAGCAGCGGCTCGGTGGCCGCTTCCACGGCGGCGGACACGGCGGTGTCCACGGCCGACTTCACGATGGCCTCGACGTCGAGGGCCTTCACGAGGGCTTCCTTCGGCTCCTCCTCAGCGGGCGCTGCGGGGGCCTCCGGCTCGGCTGCCTTCTCGACAGGCTCGACGGGTGCCGTCTCCTCCGCGGGGGCAGGTTCGGCTGCCTTCTCGACGGGTTCGGCCGGCACGGCGGGCACGGTGGTTTCGGTGGTCGTTTCTTCGGCGGACTTGGTCACTTTGTCCTCGCCTTCCTTTTCGGGGTCGATTCCGGCGGGTGCCGGAACTTCGGGCGCCTGCGGGGCAGGCTCGGCTGCTGCGGGCTTCTCAGCGCCGGGGTGGGCGGCGGGAGCTTCGTGTGCGGGCTGGGCCGCCTGCGGGGCTGCTGCGGCTTCCGCGGGTGCGGGTGCGGGCTGCGCCGCCGGAGCCGCGTGAGCTGCCGGTGCTGCCGGTGCGGCGGGAGCCTCGTGAGCTGCCGGAGCTGCGGGGGCTTCCTTATGCGCTGCGGGAGCCTCAGCGGCGTGGTGCGGGGCCGGGGGAGCTTCGTGGTGCGCCGGTGCAGCATGTTCCGGCGCGGCCGCGTGATGGGCCGCAGGAGCCGCGTGATGGGCCGGAGCCTCATGCGCTGCCGCCGGGTGCGCTGCAGGTGCCTCGTGGTGCGCTGCAGGAGCGCCCGGGGCGTGGTGAGCTGCCGGTGGGGCCTGCCCCGGCTGCACCGGGGCCGTGTGGCCCGCGTTCGGCGCTGCCGGGTCCGTCTCAGCCGGGGACTCAGGGGCCATGTCCTTGACCGCCAGCCACTGCTCATAGCCGGACGTGAACTGCGTCAGCAGGTCCAGCAGCCCGGTCGGGACCTCCGTGGCGTTCGCGGACTTCTCGACCGCCTCACGGGCAATCTCGTCGAGCTGCTTGAACAGCTCCACGGGCACCTCAGCCTGCGGGGTGTTCGCGGACTTGAGGATCAGGAACGGAATGCCCGTGGCGGGCTCGTCCACGATGTCCACGCGGGGGATACGGGCGTTCACGATTTCGATGGGCTTGGTCACGCGGTGACCTCCTTGCTCTGGTTGCGGAGCCGGACACCGGCACCTTGAATGGACCAGCCGGTGAAGTCGCCCTTCTTGACGGCTTCCCAAGTGGGCTCGTCGAGGATGGCGCCCAGCAGCCAGTCGCCGGACTTGATGATCTGTTCGGACCCGTCCGCGCCCCGCTGCTTCCAGTCGGGGCCGCGGTAGATGTAGGACTCCACGACGGTCGCGTGGCCGATGGTGCCGTCCCGGTGCTGCAGGCCGACGTCGCCGGTCTGGTAGTAGCCCCACGCGGCCTTCTCCACCGTCTCGGGGACCATGTAGTCCCCGTGGCCGTCGGGCCTGTTGGCGGGGTACGCGACCCCGAGGACGTAGCGTTCCTCCGGCTTAGCCATCGGTTCCTCCTTGCTCGAACGGGTTCTTGATGGTGGTTTCCACCGGGGCCATGGCGCACCGGCAGCGGGGATGGATCGGAGGCATGGGGCCGGACCCGATCCGGTGCGGGTTGTTCGCTTGGACTGCCAGACACGTCTCGCAGACCCCGGCAGAGACGACGAGGTTCCACTGGGTGACCCCTGCCTGCCGGTAGGAGTCCAGCGCCCCGAGGGTCGCCATCCGGGCCGTCTCCGTGTGCGCGATCAGCTCGGCACGCTTCGGGTCGGACAGGTACTCATTCAGGAGCCGGGCCAGCTTGTCCACCGAGTGCCCGTCGCGAACGCCGTCGGTGATGAGCTGGCCGAGCTTCGTCAGGGCGGTGGACTCGATGCCCTTGAGTTCGATGCCCGCCTGCAGGAGCGCGTCCATCCACGACAGGGACGTCGGGAGCGGGTCGTAGACCTCACCCGGCGACCAGCCGTTCAGGGCCGAGATGTCGATGCCGAGCTGAATCTTCCCGACCGCCTGCCCCGCCCGGTAGGCGTCCTGCCACATCGGCATGAACGCGGACTCGAGCTTTTCCGTGCGGGACGCGCCGAGGAGGGCCGCGGCTGGCCCGTTCAGGGGCCGACCGGCGACCATGTCCTCGACGATCCCGGCAAGGTCCACGTCGTCCAGCAGCTCCGGCAGCGCTTTCTGCACGACCGGGGCGTAGTGGTCCGTCAGGGGCAGGTCAATGTCGTGGTGGGGTGTCCTGACCGGCGGCTCATCCCTCCACGAGGGAGGGGTAAGTGCTTTTGGGAAACCACCACCGGCAGCGGCCATCGCGGCGTCGAACGCAACGTTCACGTCGTCGTCGGTCTTGGCCTTGCTGATGATCGAGAACAGGCTGTCCACGACCTCGTCCGGCAGGTACTGGGCTCCGTTGAACCGGCGCACCTGCTGGCCCCGCTTCATGCGGGTCCGGGTGTTGGTGCGCCACTGGGTCAGCTCACGGCGGGCCGCTTTCGCCAGCTCCTCCTCCGGGAGGTTGTCAGCCAGCTCCTCACGGAGCGCCGACCAGCCGGGCAGGTCATCCGGGAGGAACCATGCCAGCGTCTCCCCGTCCTCACCGTCGCCGGTGTTGATGGGGATGGACGCCTCCTCGGCGATCTTGTACAGGTGGCCCCGATAGGTGCCGTTATCCCAGCTCGTCACCCATTCCCCGTCCGTGGGGAACGGGAGGCCGGTTTCCTCGGTCCACTCACGGGCGGCTGCGTCCTGCGGGGTTTCGCCGGGTTCGACGTGGCCTCCGGGGAACTCCCACTTCCCAGCCGCTGGGTCCTCGGGGTCGAGGTAGCGCTGGATCATGAGGGCCCGTCCGGTGTCCTCGGCCTTGACCGCGACACCGGCGACCTCCACGCCCTCACTGCGGAGAGCTGCGTAGGTCGTCAGGACAGCATCGGCGAAGTCGTCGATGATGCCCTTCTGAATGGGTTCCCCGGCGGGCGGAGGGACGGAAGCACCTTGTTCAACGGTCGGGGCGAGCTGCGCCGGAGGCTCTGGGGATGCCAGCGGCGCAGGAACAGGCCCTGCTGGGGTGATTGCTGCTTCTTCTCCTCCGGCCGCGCCGGGAAGTTTGGTGGGCGCCGGGGCGTCCGGGTCCGGGCCGTGCGTCTCGATGTCGGTAGGCCCTGCCATGGCGGACAGTTCGGACAGGGGCACGACACCGACGCCCTGAGCGACGATGAACCGCTGCGTCGGCTTCTCCGTGTTCACGGGCTTGCCGTAGCGCAGTTCGCGGACCTCGTCGATGGAGACGACGCCGTTCCTGATGTGGATTTCGTCGGCCTTGGCCGTGCTGACCTTGTCCTCACTGTCGCGGGCGACGTCGAACTGGAACTCCACGGGCAGGCCGTAGTCCTCCTGCAGGTGGGCAGTGAAGATGCCCTGCAGGTGCTTGACCATCGGGAGGGTCCCGACCCGGAAGTCGACGTCCGCCTGCGACTCGCCGGTGGACCGGTTCACGTCGTCCGTGAAGCCGAGCGAGGCAGGGGTGACACCGTAGGCCGCGCAGACCTTCTTGAGCAGGAACATCGGGAACGTGATGTCGAACGTCGCGTTCTTGGTCTGGATGACCTCGGACTTGTTCGGCAGCACGCGCATCCCGCGCTTCTTGGCTTCATTCCCGAAGAACCATGCGTCGTACAGCTCTTGGAACTCGGTGAGCTGGGTCGCGTTGGAAGCGTCCTCCGGCAGGACAATGAAGCCCTCCGGGACGGTGCCCTGCGTGAAGTAGTTCAGGAAGTGCATCTGGAACCGGAGGTCCGTGTTCGCGGGCAGCAGGACCGATTCCAGCGGCGCGACGCCGTAGGGGCTGTCAGGCTGGGGCCGGAACGGCTGGTAGATGATCTCGTCGGACTTGAACCACTGAACGACGGAGCCCTGCAGGTACTGGGCGAAGGCCGGGGCGTCACCGACCGGGCGGCGTCCCCAGCCGTCAAGAATGGGGGCCATGGTCGGGCCGGACACGACCTCAAGCCCGTAGATACGCCCGGCCCTGTCGCGGCGCTTGAACAGGGTCCCGGCGTCGTAGCGGAGGACGTCCTCAAGGTACATGGACAGCCACGAGGAGAAGGGGTTGACCCTGTCCGGCTTCGCCATCACCTTGCGGGCGAACTTGATCGACTCCTCAGCGTTCGTGTCGTGGCCCTCGGCGGGCACGATGTTCCACGGGAGGGAGCGAATGTCGTTGATCCGGCGGGCGATGCACATGGCCGCGACGTCGTAGCTGTCCGTGATTTCCTTGAGCGCTGAGAAGGCCATGCGCCCGTCACGGTCAGCCGCGGTGCGGGTGTTGTAGCCGCCGCGCATGTCCCACTGCCGGGGCGTGATGCCCATGGGGTCCAGCGGTGACAGGGGAAGCAGCGGCGAGTTCCGCTGCCCCGTCATGCCCTGATGGACGCCAGCCTGCGCGGCGACTTCCACCGAGGTTCCGGCAGCCTTTCGCAGTCCGACACGTTCCATCCAGCCCACGGGGTTCTCCTTACTTGGTAGCTCCCGTCTGCTGGCGGAGGAAGTCGAGCCAGCCAGCGGCTCGCCCACCGGCGACGAAGATGCGATTGAGTGCTTGGGTCATGGCGTCGACTTGGTCGTCGTGTGCGCCGTTCGGGAAGGAAGCCGCTTCCTCGATGAGGGTTTCGGCCCATGGGGCGAGCTTCGCTTCGGGCAGCCACACGTTCTTCGCCTCCACGAACGGGGTGACGGCAGACGCGCGGGCTTCCTTGGATTCGTGCGGGGTGACGGGGATGAAGCCGGGCAGCTTGGCTTTCAGGACGTCCAGCACGGCGGTTCCGTTGGCCTTGTCCTCCACGAGCTTGACCACGCATTGCGGCCACTTCGCTGCCATGGCTTCCACGGCCTTGACCGTCTCCGTGAACGTCATCCGGCGGCGGACCTGATCGAGGAGGTAGGCGTTCGGGCCGCGGTGCAGCCACACTTGCCCGACCACGTAGTCAGAGCCCTTGGTGTCCTTGAACGTCATGTCCCAGCTCATGACCAGCGACCCGTCACCGGTGGGGATGGTGCAGGTGCCGTCGTCGTGGGCCGTCCACATCGGGGTCGAGTAGCGCATCCAGTAGGCACGCTTGAACAGGTTGCCTTCGGACGCGGACGGGCGGCCTTGGTACAGGGCGTTCCAGACGCGGGAACCGACACGGCGGGCGATGGCGGCCCAGTCACGCTTTCCACGGGCAGAGTTCAGGGTCTGCCCGGGTTCGCGGCCGAGCGCGTCAGTCTCGCCCTTCTCCGGGTTGTGGTCGGCGATGGCCGGGATGTTGACGACGCGCCAGAGGTGCCCGTCCTCGCCCTGCGTGAACATGCCAGCGAGGTCGTTCTCGTGCCAGCGGGTCAGGATCAGGATGACGGGGGCACCGGGAGCGAGACGGGTCGAGGCGGTGGAGGTCCACCATTCCCAGACGTCCTCACGCTGCAGTTGGGAGTCCGCTTCCTTCGCGCCTTTGTGAGGGTCGTCGATGATGAGCATGTCAGCCGGTGTACCGGTCAACGCACCGCCCACGGACACGGCGTACATGCCGCCCCGGTCCTTGGCCAGCTCCCATTCGGCCTGATTGGCCTTGTCGTGGGACATGGTCAGGCCCAGCTTGGCGCCGTCGCTGATGATGTAGTTACGGACGTCGCGGCTGTTACGTTTCGCGAGGCGGTCGGAGAACGACGTCATGACGATGCGCGTCGTGGGCTTCTGCGTCAGCACCCAGAGGGGGAAGAACACGCCGCAGCGGGTCGACTTCCCCTCCTGCGGGGGAACGGAGATGATGAGCCGCGCGTCCGGGGTGTTGAACGCCCTGATGAGTTCGCGGTCGATCAGGTCAAGGGCTTCGGTGCGGACGGTCTTGGGGTTCAGGAGCTTCGCCAGATCGCCGGGGGTTTCCCACTTCGGCTTCTGTTCGCCGGTGTCCATGATGGTGCTGAACATGTCAGCGATCAGGTCCCCGTCCAAGGCGAAGCACCTCCTGTCACCGTGGTCTGTTACTTGCGCGTCCCGGTGACAGTTCGCTCAATCCTAGAGGGACTTTACCGGTCACTAGTGGTTGGTGCAACATGCACCTATTGGTTCGCTTCCAGCTCGCCTTGAATGACGTCCGGTGAGCTCCCCAGCTCCTTGAGCCCGGACACGACGAGATGCTTTGCCAGTTCAAGCTTCTCGGGCGGGAGTTCGAGCTGGTTGATGACACCGGCGAGGAGTCCGGCGACGGCGGCTGCGTCCCGTTCCTGCAGGGCCATCTTCCGCTCGTTCAGCTCTGCCATGCGCCGCTCGAAGTCGTCGAGGCCGAGCAGCTTGCCGCGGCGGGCGCTGATGTTGATGGCGGCGTTGATGGCCTGCACGTCCCCGGCGGCGATCTTGGTCTTGAGGTTGAACAGGTAGTAGTCGAGCCGTTCGTTTTCCAGCTCCACCATCTCTGCGGCCGCTTCCATCTGCATCCCCTTCTTGAGGGAGGCGATGGCGTTGTGGGCGGCTCCGCGGTTCGCGTATCCGGCGACTTTGGCGGCTTGGTCGAGGGTGGCTCCGAGCTTCCGGGCTTCCCACGCCTTGAGGGCTTTCTCGGTCCCGGCGAGGGCGGCTTCGTCGGTGCTGTTGAACCGGGTCAT